TCAGGAGGCCATCGCGCACGGGTTTCGTGCGGGCCGGCAGTTGATCGATGGGCAGTTCGAGACGGCTGATGCCTGAGGGGCGGGGATTGGGGATTCGGGATTGGTAGGGTTTGCTGGTTGCTTCGAGATATCGTTTCCCAACGCCACCCCGCGCGTTATCGCGATCATCGTGCCCGCCGCCACGTCGTGTTGATTGCCATGCTTGCGCAACGGCTCGCCACCGGTCACCCACACATGCGCTGCGATGGGCTGCCAACCAACCAGCTTCGGCATCACCAAGCTCCACACCGGGCTGCAACCTGCTGGGGTGCACCGCACCGGTCCGTCGAAGGCGTCTGTAAGGCGGTGGCGGGACGTAACTCTGAATCTGATGCCCAAAGCCCAGCCGCCGCTGGGCTTTTTCGTGGTGGGCAGCCGATACATGATCGCGCGGCTGTGGGCGCTGGATCGCCGCCGGCAGAAGGCGCATGGCAGACACGGTGACGCACAGACAGGTAAACTTTCGCGTCCGCTGCACGGCCCGACATGCCCGCCATCTCGCCGCCAGACACTCGGGCCTATAGCTCAACGGTTAGAGCAGAGGACTCATAATCCTTTGGTTGAAGGTTCGAATCCTTCTGGGCCCACCATAAAATCAAGCGCTTAGCTACTGCCAGGCGCCTCAAGCTGAGGCTGCCGGGAAAATTGCCGGGAAAATTAGCTGCGCTTTGGAGGTTTTACCACCGGCAGCGCGTGGTCATAGCGGCCGGTCATTTCTGGTGTCACGTGCCCTGCGGCGTCTTGTTTGTCGCCCCGGTTACCCAGTGTGTCGGTAATGCCGCGATGCTTAAGGCCGTGCAACGAAAAGCGCTCCTGCTTCGAAATGATCCCTTCTTTCATTGCGAGCTTGATGAATCGCTGCCAGGCGCTATCCAGCGATGACTTAGCCATCGGATTACCGGTCTGTTCAACGAGTAAGCGCCGATCCTCAGCCTGGATTGGAACTGCAAAATTGCGACCGTTTTTAGTCCAGATGGCGGTCCGTCGTGCTACGAGAAGATCCCACGCTTCGATCATTTCTGGATCCCATTCGGTAAGCGTATCGCGTGATCCCTTGCGCCGTTGAGCATGGATGCCTGTCGGTAGCTTATGTGTGTCGTTGAGCGTGCAAACCTCGATCCCGCGTAGGCGTGCGCTATACGCCAGCACCATGACCGGTGCCAGATAGCTCGGGCAGCTGCCTTTCGTATGCGGCATGAGGGAGCCCCGCTCTCGAGCGAAGGTCAGCACCTTGCCGAACGCGGCTGGCGTTGGCATCCGGTGCTTCTTTGCTTCGCGTGCTTGCCTCACCCCGATGGCTGGATTGGATCTGCACAGGCCGACACGCACGCCCCACGCGAGTGTGCGACGTAGATAGCGGTGAAGGTGATTCGCTTTACTGGGCGTCGCTGGAAGTGCGGGTTGGTAACGGTTGGCTGGCCGCCCCATTGCGAAGACTTCCACGAGCCGCTGGACCACAGGCGTGGTGATCCGATCAACCTGCACTGAACCCAACTTCGACCCGTCCTTGCGAAGATAGTTGGCAATGGAGTCGGCATAACGCCGATAGTCACCCTGCGTGTCGATAGCCAGTTCTTTGAACTCCAACGACTCGTGGAAGCGATCAAAGATATAGCGCAACGTGCCGCGCGTGCCTTTGCCCGCACGTTCCTCGACGATTCCATGCAATTCCGATAGACGAGCTCCAGCGTAGGCCACGGTTTGCTTTCGTGTGGCTCCGCCTTCTGGATGCGGTTCGACGACGTACCATCGTCCATCTTCCCAATACAGGCCGCGCGGGAGCGCGGCCTGGTCAATATGGGCTGGTATGAGCGGATTAAATTTTCGCTTGCGGCCTCTTGCCATTACATCAGCTCCTGTTCTGTATCCATCTCGATAGCGTTGTCTTGCTGCAAGCCCAATGCGGCATTGAGCGCATCTAGCGTTGTCCAGATTCCCCCTCGACCGTCATACCTGTAACGGATGCCCTGATCGTTGGCCCAGCGCACCACGGTCGCTGCACGCGGGGAGGGGCCAATTGGCGCGCACAGGCGCCGCAGGTCCTCAAATGTAAGCACCCCACTGCTCATGCACCTTGCTCCTTGGCCCACTCCCGCCTGTGCCGCCATTGCTCGCGCATTTCCTCGACGAGCAAGTCAGCAGCTGCGTAGCCGCGCTGAGTAGCGATGCGAAGCCGTAGCTCTTGCACCTTGGCTGCATCCGTGTAGCCCCGCCGTAGCCAGTGACGCGCCTCGCAAGCCCTGCGAAACCCTTCCATATTTGCGCCATCGATCATCGCTGGTGCGTGCCGGTGAATCGCAGGCCGAGCTGCACAACGTTATGGGCGCTGGGCCGTGGTTGACGGGGCGCGCGGATGCGATGCGCACGCCGCCACTCGGTCATGGCCAACTCGAAGCTGAGGTGCTTCTGCGTGCGCCCACACACGCACTCGATGAAATGCCCGCCGCCGGCCTCGGGGCGGCGGGCGTCGAGCATGTGACGAGCCAGGTGGCCGCTCGTGCACGGCGGCAGAGGACTGTCGTGGTCGACCTGACGTTGCGTCACGGTACCTCCAGGCGCAGCACGCGCTCGGCGTCCCGAAGATGTTGCGTGGTGTCGGAGTCAATCCGGTCCAACGCTTGGGCGATGGTGTAGCCCATTTCGGCCAGCCAGTCGTGGCGATTCAGCACCAGAGCGGCGGTCAGCGCCTCCCCGGTGGACAAGGGGCCAGGCGCTCCCAAACGCGCCGCGGCGCGCGCAATCTCGATCGTGCGCTGTAGGTTCATGGCTGCGTTCTCCACGCTGCGCCAAGCTGGGCACGTGCTTCCTCGACACGCATGAGACGCAAGCCCCAGCGCACCGACCAGGTGTGGGCCTGCTGCTCGTTGCAGGTCAGGATCAGCTGCCCGACAGGCTCCAGGCGATCAGCGCGGAACGTGAACAAGACATCCTCAAGCTCGATCACCTCCTGCAGGCCGAGTTCCTGACGCAAAGCCTCGGCGTTAAGTGCTTTTGCGCTGCCCTGCGGGCCGAGAAGAATGACGGACTCAGCCATGAGTAGCCTCCCGCCGCACAGCCATGCGGGTGCGGCGACGCAGTCGCTGTGGCACCTGTCCAACGGCCAGGCCGGTCTGGGTGAGGCGCGGACGGCGCGTCGACCACAGCTTGTAGACCAGCGCGCCACCAGCCGCCGGCGCCAGGACCACCACCAGGGCAAGCAACTCACCCATTGGCCACCTCCCGTGCGGCCTGCGCTACCGCAGCTGCAGCAGCTGCAGTCGGCCTGCGCGGCAGCATGTTGGCCAGGTCGAAGGGGAAGTCCAGGCCGTCCATGAACTCAGCCAACTCGGTGCTGATGCGGTCTTCCACCGTCGTCCACAGGCGAGGCCCGTCGATGAGTTTCCAGCCGGTGCCAGTGCCACGCCGCCGCTCCCACGTTTGGCGAGCCTCGCGTAGCGGTCCCATGTTCAGGGTGGCGGTGACCACAACGGCACCATGCGTGACGTGCATGGTGATGGTCGCTGAGCAGTCGCCCATGCTGCGGTCGTAGGCGGCGACGGCCGGCGTGGTAGCCTCCGGGCCGGGTCCGGTGCTCAAAGCCAACAGACGTGCTGCCGTGGCTGGACATGTTCCAGTTTGCTGTTGCATATCGACTCTCCAAAGTTGCGTTGGTGGAGGGCCTTGGGGCGGTGTTACAGCACCGCCCGCCGGCCCGCTGGTGCGGGGTTAGATCAGGTCGGCGCCGGTTGGCGGAATGCTGGGATCAGGCTCACGCAGACGCTGCGCGCTGCTGAGGACATCAAGCAGTTCGTGGCGGATGTACTCGGCCACTGCCGCCGGTCCGTCGTGATTGATGCCAGCCTCGATCGCGATATCGTTGGTCAGCGCTGCGAGCAATGTGGTCGCGTGGTAGGCGAGCCAAAGGCGGGACTGATCCTCTTCACTGATCGAGAAATCAGCGTCCTCGGGCAGTTGTAGGTTTGGGCGAGCGGCTTCCATCACGCCACCTCCAATGCAGGCATGCGCTCGATGACCCATTCCTGCAGCGCTGCGGCCTCGGCTTCCGGCATGACCACGTGCAACGAGCCGATGACCAGGCCAGTTCCGTCATCGACAAGAAACAACGCGCTCGGCTCGTCGATCGCGCTGCAGGCGAACATCACCGGTGGGCGATCATGCAGACTGTCGGCGTACAGCTCGGCCAGCACGTCGGTCGCCCGGATCTGCAGGAGCAGGTAGACGCCGGGAGCGACGCGCACCGCTTTGTGCAGGTCGCGCCGGCTCACTGGCGCACCTCGGCCAGGTCGGCATTGATGCTGGAAATGGCGGCCTCGACATCGGCCAAGGTCAGCGCCTCGGGCGCTTTGCCCATGGCCTGCAGCTTCGCCTGCAGGGCGAGCCAGGCGGTGTGGTTCCAGTCGAGGGTGTCGGCGATCAAGCCGAAGTAATGGGCGATCTGACGCGCGGCATTAGCCGGCGCTTCTTGGGCGTCGTAAGACATGCAGGCTCCTAAGTTGTTGGAGTCCGCCACAACGCTGTCAAACGGGGTGGCGGACGGTGCGCGGTTGACAGACCGGTAGGAGTCACCGGCAGGCCCGAAGGCCTCCGCACACCGCCCGCCATAGAACTGGCTGGCACGTACCCACGACGACACAGCGGGCATAAAAAAAGCGCCGTGCATCGATCGATGGGCGCTGGTGCGCCTCCTATTCGGGCTGTCAAACCCGGTCGCCGATTGTGCGGCGACGCGGTAATAGTTGCTCCGCTGCTGGCTAGAAGTCAACGAAAATTTCCTGAAATTTCCAACATGAGAAAGCGCGCTCATTTGGCGAACACCCAGCACTTCACGGTGGTGCCGACGCCGGTCAGATCGTCCTTGAGGACGGCACTGTTTACGGCTACGTTCGCGCCGATGAACTTGTGCCGACGCGAGTCCCCAAGCAGCGCACGCAGCAGCTTGAGATCGGGTACGGATTGACTGAACTGCGCGGCCCGCGCAGCGAAGTGATTGAGGTTGATCGCGATGCGCTGCGCGTCGCGGCTGTGGTTGACGACGGCTTTGCCATGGCCGGTGGCTTCGAGGTATTCGTAGACCTCCCAGAACTCGTTGACCATCGCGTGGTCGGCGCTGATCGCCTTCTGCCGTTCCAGCGCCATGTCCAACAGCGCCAACCGCGTCTGCTCGACCATGTCGTCAGGGATGGTGATGACCAGGCGCAGACAGTCGAACAGCGCCAGCATCTGGGCGTGGTTCTTGATGACGCGTTCCAGGCGCAGATCCTGCTGCGCGCGTAGCTTGGCCTCAAACACCTTCACCCGCTCGGCGAACAGATCGAGGATGGCGCGTTCCTGGCGGACGGCACGCACGAGGAAGTGGCTGACTTCTTCGACCTGTAGCGCGTTGAGGTTGTCGGCCGCGATACGGCTTTCGGTGGTGACCTGCGGCCGTTTGAAGTGCAGCTTCACGATGCGCGTGAGGATCGCCTCGCTGGCGTCCACCGCTGCGTTCTGGGTGATGACGATCGTGCCGCGAAACGGTGGCTCGTAAGTCTCGTTGCCGCCGTTGCGCACGCCACGTGTTGCCAGGGTGCCGCCGCCGAAGAAATCCTTCAGCTCATCCCACTCGAACGTCTTGGAATGCGCTTTGTCCGGCTCGCTGCGGTCAGCCTCCAGCAGGACGACGGGCATGCCTGACACCTGGCCCATGGCGCGTGCACGGCCGGCCTTGGATGACTTGGCCGGGTCGAAGCCCTCGTAGTCCGAGCGGCCCAGCAGCTTCCACAGGAACGTCAGCAGCGTGGTCTTGCCGGCGCCGGCTTCGCCGGTGGCTTCAAGGAACGGAAAACTCTTGTGCCCAGCGCGGATCTGCTCGGCGAACAACGAGCCAAACCAGAACGTCATGGCGACCATGCCGTGGGTGCCGAAGCACTGCCATAGCCACGGCAGCCAGTCCACGCGGAATGCCTCGGCGTCGCGTTGGATCTCCAAGCGGATGGACTTCTGCGTGGTTTTCAAGCGCAGCTTGTCGAACTCGAAGTAGTCCTCTTCGTTGGCCGTCACTAGCTCGCCGTCGCGCACGGCCATATCGCCGAGCAGGTAGGCGCGGTGCTCCTTGCTGTAGCCCACGAAGTCGATGGCGTCGACCGTCTTGATTGCCTCGGTCTGCTCTTCGATCAGGCGGTCCAGCTGGTGGCCGGTACCGGTAAACATGGCGCCGGCGGCCAGGGAGATTAGGCGCTTCTTGAACTCGGACGCGCTCGCGACGTGACCACCGGTAAAGGTGCCTTTTACGCTGGGACCGTCGTGCGGAAAATCGACGCGGAAGTAGTACCAGCTTTCGTCGGTGACCTCTTGTCGCTGGAAATACAGGGCTTCCGGGTAGCAGTTGGCGATCTTCTGGACGGAGCACGCGGCGCGCTTGATCTTCTTCAGATCCTCGGCCGCAACCTCGTCGCCTTCGTCGGCATCGCTGTCGCCCAGCTTTTCCTTGCGCAGCTTGTCGAAGCGCTGCGTATCGAAATCGAACCAGTACAGGCGGGAGCGGTAGTCCAGCCAGAAGTCGTTGCGGCCGTCGTGCTCGAACATGAGCAGGCCTTTGTCTACCGCTGAGCGAGCCACAAGCAGGTCGCCCTGGTAGCGGGCTTCGTTGACGTCGTTGTCCCATTGCTTGGGATCGTCGGACGCGATGGCGCGCAGATGCAGGTCGTTCCAATCGGTCTTCCTGCCGTCGCGCTGGACGATCTGCGCGGCTCGCGAATCGAAGCCCAGCGCCGCTGCGCGCTTGATGTGCTTGTGCGTATACGCACGGGCACCCGGCTCGTTGTCCAGCGCCCACACGAGCGTCGGAAGGTTGGCCATGCGTGCCTTGGCCAGCTCGCGTAGCGACTCTTCCGGAAAAGCGTTGGAGGACATGGCCGACACTGCGCACATGCCGTGCTGCAGGAGCGCGATCGCATCAAAGATGCCCTCAACGATCCATACCTCGCGCGCCGTCTGCATAGCGTTGAGCGCGGCAGGCGCGGCCCACCAGACGCCCGCATAGCTCTGGCCTGGCGCAAAGCGCGCCTTCTGCTTGCCGAAGCGGTGCGGGCGATCAATCAGGCGCTCCCACCAGCCGCCTTTGACCAGCGGAAAACGAACCGTCGCGGTGCCGGCGCTGATCTTGCGATCGTAATGGCTGTCCTGGGTGTAAAGACCTTTCAGCGGAGCCAGGTCAAAGCCACGCGAGAACTGCAGGTAGGCATCCGCCGCAGCATTCGGAGCCGCAGCCGTTGGCTGGAAGCGCTTGGACCAGTCGTCGAACAGGTCGTCGTACAGATCCTTGACGTGCAGCTCGCGCCCACACTTGGATTGGCGGCCGCACTTCACTACCCAAGGTTTTAGATGGTTGGTGTACAGCTCCTTCTTGCTGCATGACGGGCATTTGCCGCCGCGCATGTACTCGGTACCGCTCCGGTGCTTGAGTCCGTAATCCCGCTCTAGTCGGGACAGCACCTGTTGCCGCAGATCCTCTTGCATCGAACTTCCTTAGACGCCGAGCCAGCGCCGAGGCGCGTGCGGAGAGGGGGCGTTGTCGATCACGACATAAGCGCCGCCGGCACGGCGGTGCGCATCAACGGCGGCAGCGAGCAGGCGTGCCTCTTCGTGCTTGGCGTGCGGCGCGATGCGCTGCGGCACATTGCTGGCGGCATCAACGAATCGCGGCTCCTGTGCGGTGAACCAGCTGTTGGCATGCCTCACGAGACGACCTCGGTGTTTGTGTGTTGGAAATCGAACAAAGCGGTGGCGGCATCGGTCAGCACGACCAGGCGCTCATCGATGGCGTCAGAGGTGGCAAGTTCATCGCGCATGAGCGCGGCAACCACAATCGCGCCGAAGCGCTGATGTGTCTCAGGCGCGGCAGTGCGGCCGATGTAGCCGTACTCGGTCTTCACCAATCCGTCGTGAATGCGCGCAACTTCCAGGCAAAGCTTCGCCGTGGGCGGCAGTGCCGCCCAATCAATGGTCTTTCGCATTTGGGTTACCTCAGAGGTGAGGGAAGAACGGCTCGCCGCCCATAGGGATCAAGTCCAGCTGGCGGTCACCCAGCGACTCGCGGTAGGCCTGCAACGCTTGGGCGCGCTGATAGGCAGGTGTTGGTGGAAGTTCGCTGTGTGCGGTGGGTACGCCGCTGGGGCTGGCAATTCCCGTCAACTCCGAATGGCCCGTGTAGGTCGCGCCACACATCGGGTTTTCACAGACATACGAGTCGTGCCGCAGGAACTTATGTGCAAGGACGCTGGTGCGTTTGATGAGCCTTGCACTGCATGCCTCGCAGCGAAAAACGATCTTTTTCCGACCGAACATGCTCACCCCCTTGAGCGCTTGGAAGTTTGGACTTTTGCGGCATAATCTGGCGGTGCTTTGAGGCCAAGAGCAATTGCAGCCGTGTGCGCATCGCCGTACTTGCCCTGTGAGCGGCCTCGAAGCAGATCGTCGACAACAGTGCGATTCACCCCAAGTTGCCGGGCGAATCCAGAGACCGTGATGCCGTTGGACACCAGCCATTCCCGCGCCTGCGCTGTGGTCCGGGGCTGGAACTGCTGCTGAGCTTGCTCTTTTGGGGGCATCGGTTGCGGTCGTCTTTGGTTTTGGAAATTGTTGGTGTTAACACCAATTTTGTCAATATGAGGAAAAACCTTAGTGACTGTAGGGAAACGCCTGAAGGAAGAACGCAAACGCCTGCGCTTGACGCAGCAGGAGATGGCGGACGCATGTGGCATCTCGAAGTGGGCGCAGCTGTACTTCGAGAAAGACCAGAACATGCCGGGTGGAGCCTACCTATTGGCTGCGCATGCTCGCGGCGTAGACATCCTGTATGTGTTGTTGGAACAGCGGATGGAATTGGATCCATCCGAGGCTGCGCTAGTGGCTGCGTTCCGCGCTGCATCGAATGAGGTGCGCGCTGCGATGCTGTCCAATCTTGGGTCGGTACCCGAGCGGGCTGAAAAGGTTGCGCCTGTTGTGACGTTCAACGACAACAGCCACGTATCTCAAATGCTCAATACGACAGGCGTGATCGACCAGAGATACATGCAAATCAACATGGGCGGCCGCAAAAAAAAGAAGTCGTGATCAACGTCCAGATAGGACAGCTGGTCCTCGCAAAAGAGAGCGTTATCGGCATGCATCCGATGACGTGAACACCGCAGTGCTCAGAGATGTCAGTAATGGAACCCAATTCGCACAACAGGCCTATGAACCTTGACGTGAACGACTCCGAGGTCGGGCAGTTAAACGTTGCTGAGCGTATCGAGCAGCACTACCACGTCGACGCTGTTGCGCTCTCTCCACCATCGCTCTCAACCATGCGGTTTGCCTACCAGACTTCCGAAGCAACGATGCGAAAAGCTCGCTTCTGGTCTGCGGTGCACGAATTACCATGGATGGCATTGACAGCATGCATCTGGGCTGTAATGGCCCGCCAGCTGCCGTCGCATTCCACGGCGCTCCATCTTTTCGTCTACATGCTGGTCTTCGCATTTATCCCGTTCACGGCTTGCGCCTGTATGCCTGATCAGCTCAAGGTGAAGCGAGCTCAGTGGAAGCATGTGATCGAAGTCGAAGATCAGTGCATGAAGGATCTACATCACCAGATTGTCCGTGAACAAGCGCGCCTGCGGCTGCTGGCGCGTAGCTAGCGGCAATGCATTGGGCGGCGACGTCACCAAATCAAGTTGCCCCGCGTGCGGATCAAGTTCGGCCCGAAAAAAAGCCGCCGGTTGTGCCGGCGGCTTTCAAGGTGTCGGCGCGTAGCTCCTTGCGATCCAGTCGCCGCCGTCCTGGCAGCGCGAGATGACCTGACATCCACGATGCAAACTACGCTGTCCGCATATGATCAGCTATCAGGAAATCCCCACAGATGCTGTCAGGGATGCGCCGATGCACAAGGGCGTGCGCTACCTTAGAATTCGCGAATTGATGAAGTAACCACGCATGGATGCCTGCATGATTCGACAGGTTGGCGATTACATCTTGACTGCGCACGCCACGACATCCGGAGCGATGTTCTTTCCGGAAATTTTGATATCAAAAAGTGGTGGCATCACGTTGCGCCGGCACCAAATGCCTGGGTCAGGGTATGACACCTATGCACAAGCCGTGGCATATGCCGAAAGTGAGCTGGGCCTCTATCGGGTGCTGAGCAATGGCTCGCTGTTGCTGTGTCACTCAGGGGATGCCGCTGTCGGGTAAGCGGCGTCCTGCGAACGTTTACGTCGTGGCTTCTAATTCAAGAGCGGTGGTGAAACCGCTTGAACCGATGATGGTGTGGGTGGTCTTTGCAATCAACCAACGTGACCCATCGATCTCCGGCTTGAAGCCGCTTACCTTGACGGTTTGCTCTGGGAACAGATCCGCCCGGCCGATCGCCAGCGTGTAATCGAACTTTGCCATGCCACGCTTCACGCGCTCCAGCTCTGCGTGTGCATGCTGGCGTGCCGTTGCCTCATCGGCATACGACTCTTGCAGGCGCTTGGCGTTGTCGTCAGTGCCCACCAGCACCGACTGCCGCCGCGCCTTGCCTTTGTCCATCCAATACGCGCGTACACCGGTGTAGGCATCGCGGTCGGCCACGGAGTATTGGTGCTGATCGCCGTCTCGCCGCGTCAGGGTGACGGTAGGCAACGGTTTGCCGGTCGCCGTGGTGCCGGCACCGATCGGCGCAAACACCATCGCACCTGCCTTGACCGTTGCCACTGCATCAAATCGCTGGCCCAAGCGGGTGAGCAGATTCATGTCGCTTTCGTTGGCCTGGTCGAGATGGGGTAGCTTGGTGCGTGCCAGCTCCTCGGCGACGCGCGGTGTCAGTCCGTGCTCGCCAGCTATCGTGTTGAGCACAGCACCCAGCGTGGTGTCGTGCCAGCTGCGCTCGCGGCGTGTGCGCATATCGGCTGTGAGATCTGCACTGCGCGCGCGCACGGTGATGATGTCCGGCGCGCCGCTGTACTCCACTTCGTCGACGATGAAGGTGCCCTTGTCGATTAGGCCGGTAGCTTTCCAGCCCAAGGCGACGGCCAGGCGCACGCCGCGCTTGGGCAGTGCCATCTTGCCGTCGTGGTCATGGATGCGCAGATCCAGCTGATCGGCTTCGCCGCCACGGCATTCGGTGAGAGCGAGATCGCGCAAGCGCGGCGCGATGCGCTCGGTCAGGTCGGCGCCGTTGAGTACCACACGCCACTGCGGAATCGGGTAGCTCATGCGGCGGTCGCTTCTGGGGTGATGTCGTCTGCGCGGCGCAGGCTCAGCTGGAACTCAATCCGTCGCGGCGTGCCGTCCTCGAAAAACAGCGAGGCGGTCTCGTTGATCGACAGCAGCAGGTACGGGCCGTACACCACGCCTGCGCCATCCACCAACGGTAGCGGCTCACCATCTGCAGCAAGTTCGCGCAGCGTGTCCAGGGACGCGCGGGTGCCGGTGAGTTCGGGAGCAATCAGACCAGACAGGTCGATGACGTCATCGCCTGGGCCCAAGAATTGGCTGGCCGGCCGCGCGCCCACGCGCTCGCTGGTGGCGTGGCGCCAGTTCATCTGTCGCTGCAGCTGCAAAAAGGCGGCGCTGTCGAGGGAAAACACGAACGTGCCGTAAGACATCATCATCGGGGTGGATCCTCAGTCATCGCGCAGGCTGGAGCGGCGGGTGGCCGCCGTGCGCCGCTCGCGCTCATCAAGTTGGCGGGCGACTTCGCGCGCCAGTGCAGGGGCATCCATGCCTGGTGCGGCATGGACATGGATAACGTAGCTGTTGCCGCCTGCAGGCGCGCTGGCGGCGCGCGTAGGGGCCGACAGCGGCGCCCGGCTATCGATCGCCGTGACAGGCGCTGTGGCCGTCGCCAAGGCCAAGCCGGCGCCCACGGCACGCATACGGTTGCCGAGCGCCGCCACCGCTTGCACAGGCGCGCCCTGGCCGCGCTGCAGGCCCATGGTGAGGCCTTGCATGGTGAAGTCGCCCAACTGAGCAAACACGCGCGAGGGGCTGTGGATGCCCAGTAGCCCTTTGAAGCGATCGACCACGCCGCTACCGACGCTGGCGATCGCATTGCCGGCGTCGCCGAGCTTGGAGCGGATGCCCTGAACCAGGCCGCTGATCATGTCCGCGCCAGCCTGCAGCATCCGGGCCGGCCAGTTGGCCAACTGCAAGTTGATGCCGGCCCACAGCTGCAGCAGCCCTTGGCGGATGCGATCGCCGTTGCCGGTGAACACGCCAACGATCAGCGACCACGTGCCCTGGACCGTTTGCCAGACGCCGCCGAGGATCTGCTTGATCACCGGCAGCACAAACACAAACGCCTGCACCAGCCAGCCGATCGCTTTGACAGCCAGCTGCAGCTGGGTGACCAGCACCGCGCCCAGGATCTGGCCGAAGCCGCGACCGGCCTGCGTTGCACCGTGTAACTGCGCGGTGGTGGCCTCGAACGGCGTCAGCAGCTGTTTGACCCACGCCCAGGCCTGGCCCATCGCCGCCGCAACGGTGTCCCACACCGGCCCCAGCGGCGCGAGTGCGGCCTGCAGCTCGGCGAGGACCGGCGCGGCGACATCGACGATGCCTTGCCAGACGCCGATGGCGAAGGCCTTGATCGGCCCCCAGTACTTCCATACCAGCAGCGCCACCGCAGCGACGGCCGCACCAATCGCCAGCACCGGCAGGCTGACGCCGCCGAGCAGCGGCAGCAACAGGCGCGCGCCATTGGCGAGCATGGGCAGCACGCGGCCGCCGAATGACAGCACCTGGCGAATCAGGACACCAAACCCGCCGCCGCCCGGCAGCAGCGCGACGGCGCCGTGGATCTGCGAGAACGCCATCGCGGCCACGCCGCCGGCCACCAGCAGTCCGCCCAGGATCGTCACCAATGCGGCGGCACCGATCGCCACCTTGGCGATCGCACCCACCAGCACCGGATTGGCGCGGATCCACGTCGTGACCTGGCCGACCACCGCAGCCGTGCGCTCGGTCAGTTCCTTGAACTGCGGCAGCAGGGTCTGGCCGATCGATTGGGACACCACCACAGCGGTGTTCTTCAGCAGCTGCAGCGAGTTGGCTGAGGTGGCCACCCGCGATGCGTACTCGGCCGACATCGAGCCGCCGTAGCGCTGCGCATCGGCCACCTTGGCGAAGTTGCCCTGCAGCAGCTCCAGATTGGTCAGCAGCGGTGCGATCGCGCCGATCGACTCGCGGCCAAACAGCTGCGTCATCGTCGCGGCCTGCTCGGCCTTGGGCAGTGCACGCAGTTTCTGCAGCACCGACATGATCGCCCCGCCTGCGTCCTTCTGCATGACCTCGGCCATGGCGGTGGCCTTGATGCCCAGCTTGTCGAACGCCTCGCGCTGGCTCTTGGTGGCCGACTCGCCCGAGGCCAGGGTAAGCAGCATGTTTTTAATGCCGGTAGCCGAGACTTCCGACTCGATGCCCATGCCGGCCACCGTGGCGCCCAGCGCGGCCAGCGGCCCGCTCTGCAGGCCGGCGACCTCGCCCAAGGCACCGATGCGGTTCACTACGGCGCTGATCTTGTTGACGCTGGCCGGCCCGGTGTTGCCGAGGTAGTTGATCTTGTCGGCCAGCACGACGACCTCGGCCTGGCCCATGCGGAAGGCGGTGCGCCAAGTCGCCATGGTCTGGCCGGCTTCCTCGGCGCTGCTGTCGAAGGCCACGCCCATCTTGGCCGCGTCCTCGGCGAAGCGCACCAGCTCCTGACGCGGGATAGCGGCCTGGCCGGCAGCGGCGACGATCTTGGCGATATCGGCCGGCAGCATCGGCAGGCGCATCGAAAGGTTCTCGACATCGCGCCCCATCTGCGCGAACTGCTGCGGCGTATTGAAGTCCACGACCTTGCGCACATCGGCCATGGCTGACTCGAATTCCATCGCATCGCTGATCGGCAGTGCGGAAGCGCGCAAGGCGCGCTGACCGGCGAAGGCCATGCCGGCACCGTAGGCGCTCGCCTGCAGGCCAGCGCTTTGGATGCGCGCACTGCGGCGTTGTGCTGCATTGATCGCCGCCAGACGCTGCTGCTGGCCGCGCATGGCGGTGTTGGTGCTGTCGATCTCGATGCGCAGGCGGCGCTCATGCGCGACCAATTCGCGCGTGCTGATCCCTGCAGCGTCCAGGCGTCCACGCAGGCGCTGCAGGCCAGCTTCCTGCGCACCGTGTGCGCTCTTGAGTTCGCGTGCGGTGCGCACGGCGCGCTCGAACTGCGCCGTCATGGCGGCGGTGGGCGTGCCGGCGGCGCGCATCTGCTGAGCCAGCGTGCGCACCGACTGCCGCTGCGCATCGAGCGCAGCCTTGGCACGCTGCGCCATCGCGACCTGCTCACGGTAGGCGCCGATATCGCGGTGCTGGCTGTTGAGTTGGCGCAGCGCATCGCGCTGGTTGCGTAGTGCGGTGGCAACACCACGGCTGCCACTGAGCACGCGTTTGAACGGGCCAGTGGCGCGATCGACTGCGGCCAGGATGACCTGCAGGCGCAGATTGTCAGAGGCCGCCATTTAGGCGGCCTCGTTCGTTGGGTGGGGCATCATTCGGCTCCGCTTCGCAGGCGGGCACGCTCGCGCCACGCCGTGAGTTCGTGCAGCGACCAGCCGTCCATTTCAGACGGAGGCCAGTGGAAGATGGCCGCGATATCGGCCATCGCATCCTCTACGCAGTCGGGAAGTCCGCTTCCCTCTGGGCCTTCGGCAAGAAAAAAACCTGCACCTCCTGGCCCACGGCCAGCAGGTCGGCCGGATCCATCGCGTTGACGTCGGCGGTGGTCAGCGTAGGCGAGGAGATACGCGGCAGCAGCGTTGCCAATGCGGTGACATCCAGCTGCAGCACGTCGGTGAGCTTCAAGCCACGCAGCTCGCCGGCGCCGGGCTTGCGCACGTTGATCTGGGTGATGGTCTGCTCGCCGCGCACGATGGGCTGGTCGAGGGAAACGGCTGGGGAAAATGTCGGGGTCATCGGATGCTCTCAAGGCTGAGGCCTGGCAGCGCCAGGCCGAAGGGGTCAGGCGCCGATGGCGCGGCGTTGGGCGGCGAGCAGATCCACGCCGTTGACGATCTCGGTCATGTTGACCAGATCGATCTCGATGACGGTGGTGCCGTTGATGGTCAGCTTGTAATAGCTGGCCGAGGTCTTGACCGAAAACTCGGTGTCATCACCGGACTTGCCGGTGCCCGGATCGATCTCGCTATGGCGGCCGCGCACGACCACTTCCACTGCGTCCACCTCGCCGCTGTCGTCGCGCTGGTAGGCGCCGGCAAAGCGCAGCTGCACGGCGTTGTGCGTGGTGGCGCCGTACTGGTTGAGCACACCGCGCATCAGTCCGCCGCACTTCCATTCGAGCTCGATCTTCTCCTGTCCGAAGTCGATATCGACCGGGCCATTCATGCCGCCGCCGCGATATTCCTCCATCTTGCGGGACAGGGTGGGCAGCTTCACTTCGACCACTTGGCCGAGATAGCTCTCACCGTCGTTGAACAAGTTGAGCGCCTTGAGTTTCTTGGGCAACGCCATGGGGTTCTCCGGTAATCAGATCGGGTGCGTTACGCGTTGACGCGCTCGGCGAAGTCGGCCAGGTAGCTGGTGGTGATCTTCTGGTACAGCTGCAGGTTCTCCAGCGGCGGCACCGGGGTGTAGTCGTAGTCGATGCGCAGTGCGCCATCGGCCAACGTGGTGGCGCTGTTGACCGAGCCGTCGTACCAGGCGTTGGCGTCGATCAGATAGCCGGATGACTTCAGGTCGCGGAACTTGGCATTGATCGTTTCCAGCAGGTCTTTGACCAGCGAGGGATGCATCGGTTTGTCAACGTAGAAGGCCACGCCCTCGGCGATGGTGTCGGCCAGGATCTGTGCGGTGCGCGTGGCTGTCTCGAACGCGAACATGCTGTCTTCGGCGCACGTGCGCGATCCCCAGAAGCGTTGGCCGTTGAAGGTCACCAACGTAGTGATGTCGCCCTCGTTGAGCACGCCGGCATCGGTGGCGGGATCCTGCAGATCCCAGTACACGTCCTTGGAGATGCCGGTGACGCCGGCCACAGGCACGTTGGACAGGCTCTTGTGCCAGCCTTGCTCGGTGTCGATCTTGGCGCGCAGGCCGAGTGCCCGCGCAGTGGCATACGCCGCCGTCGTGGTGCTCGTGGCCGTGTCGAAGGCCAGGAAGTCCGGCCAGATCAGCATCAGCTCGCGGTCGCTGAACTGCCCACGGTAGGTGACTGCCTCGGCGACGGTTTCGGCCACGGGGCGCACATAGGCCATCGCGCGCAGCTTCTTGGCGATGGTGGCCAGCACCTTGGCCACCGGCAGCGTGTCCAGACCAGGCGCACCCAAGATGCGCGGGCGCACGCCCAGCTGTGCCTGCGCGGCGAGCAGCGCGTACAGGCCGGTGTAGCCGCTGGACTTGGCCTCGCCGATCACGTTAGCGGTGGTCTTGGCCGCATCTGCGTCCTCGGCCACACGCACGACGATGGTGACCGGGTTGGTCTGGTCGGCAATGCCCTGCAGCGTGGCGCGTAAGGTGCCCTGCATGCCGGCGCTGGCGATCGCACCGAGCACATCGGTGATCAGCACCGCCTTGTTCAGTGGGAAGACTTTCTCATCCGCGTCGGATGCCGTGGCGACCAGGCCGACGACGGCGGTGGAGACGGTGCGGATGGTGCGCGTGCCGGCGCTGAGTTCGATGACGCGAACGCCGTGGTGGTAGGCAGTGGACATGGATTCCTCGATCAGGACGTGCGGAAGCGGAGCGGAATGGTCAGGCGCGAGCGCGCATTGGCGGGGGCAACGTCGGTGCGCTGGCCTTCGATGGTCAGCACGAAGTTGCCGGGTGCATCACCAACCACCAGGCCGACGCGTGTCAGACGCAGGCGCGGCTCCCAGCGCATGAGCGCGGTGGCAGTGGCGCCGTAGAGCAGCGTGCGGGTGGCGCCGTTGAATGGCTGGTCGATCAGTTCGGGCAGCAGCGAACCGAAGTCGCGGCGGTGCACGCGCGTGCCGATAGGCGTGGTGAGGATGCAGGCGATCGACTGGGCCAGGTGTTGCTCGCCTTCGATCAGCCGGCCGGTGTTTGCATCCACACCGATCACTGCGGTCCACCGCTGAGCGCGCTGCCGGCGGTCACACCGGTGGTCTTGTGGTTCTTAAGGCTGATCCCGTCGCCGAGCACGTCGGTGGTCGCGGTCGCGGTACCGGTGATGCTGGTATCGCCATTGAGTTGGGTGGTTCCGTTGACGGTCAGCGGGCCGTTGAGCGTGATGCCCCCATCGGCGGTGATCGTGGCGGTGCCGCCGCTGGGCAAGGTCGCCTGCAGCGCATGCGCGTCGGTGTCGTACTGCAGCTGAGCGCCATCGGCAAAGCGCAGCACGTGCAGCGTGTCGGAGGCAGCAGGCGCTACGAACTGGTCCGAGTAGATGCCGCGTAGCACCAGGCCATCGGCCAGATCGCCGGCCGGCGACAGCACCACGACTTGTTCACCGATCGCTGGCGCCGACCAGATGATGGTGCTGCCGGCCAGCGTGACCACCCAGGGCAGATAGTCGGTGAGCATCTCGCCGACCTGCACGCGGCATCGCGCGTTGACCAGATTCACCTCGGCAACGGTGCCGAGGCGAATGGCGTTACTCAGTGCGGAGGATGCGGTGCCCATGCAGCCATGGTCGGTGGCTGCATCGTCTTGCGCACTGCAATTGGTGCGTAAAGCAGTGGGCTACACAGCCGCTTCTGCGGATGGTTTTGGCTGCACCGACCAGGCCTGTGCATCTTCGTTCCACACCACGGCGCCGTCGACCGAAACCGGTGCGGCCACGGTGGTCAGGTGTCCCGGTAACGGGATGCCGGCGGCAAGGCGTGGCGCGATCGCGCCGCTGGCTTTCTCCCACACCAGCGCGGCGCTGTAGTCCGGATCCGCCCGCCAGCTCGCGCGTGCCGCATCCCACACGTTGCGGCGGTAGTCGCTGGGGAGAAACGCGATCGGCTGCGAGGTGGTGTAACCCTGCGGGAGTGCATCGCCCAAGGCAAGCGTGTTGGCGACCGGCATGGCGGTATCGGTGCTGTAGAGCATCACGCCGCGATAGTCCGGCACCAACTCCCACGTGCCAGACGTTGGCGACAGGCGATGCCGCTGGTACAGCCCTGCAGGCGGCGCGGGCGCAGTGGTAACGGTGTCGGGCGGAAGCGGGTAGCGTCCTTCCAGCTCGGAGAGGTAGACGGTCACCGGGCCGGTGTACTCACCGGTGGTGGGATCAAAGGCGTATGCAGTGCTGGTGCGTGGCAGTTGGTTGCTCATGGTCAATCCTCAGTAGGCGATGCAGTAGGTCATGCGCAGGCCAGCCGGCAGGTTGTCTGCGCCGCCGGCTGCGTTGACGGTGATGGCGTGGTCATGCGCGCCAGCGCCACGGTGATCGACCACGTGCACGTGATTGCCGCCCTCAGCGATGCCGATCCCGTGGGTGTGGTTGCCGGAGCCGTTCATGCCGATGTTGTGGGCGTGGTTGCCCGCGCCATCGGTGCCAAAGCTGTGCGCGTGGTTACCCCCGGCACCGGTCCAGCCGTCCGAGGGCGATGCATCATTGTCGCGCTCGCGATACACGCCGTAGCCATTGATCGTATTGGACGGGATGACGCCAGGGTGCTGGTGTTCGCCGGAGGCGCTGGTGCTGCCACTGTGGCCGTGCCAGCCCTGTGTGTCGGTCCACGCCCCGTGTGCGTGGTCGCCGCCTGGGTTGACGCTGGCACCGTGCGCATGGACGCCGGCGGCGCCCAGTGCGGTGTAGTGCGCGTGGTCACCCACCGCCGCAGCGCCGGCACTATGCGTATGGGAAATGACTTGGCCGGCGCCATACGAACCCACCGAGGTGGCGACGCTGGTATGGGTGATGACGGTGCCGTCCTTGATCTTGGGCACGTTGAACGTGGTGTTCCCGTCGCCGGCACCGTAGACCGTGCCGATGGCGGCGAACAGCGCTGCGTATTTGGTGCGCGAGATCGCCGCGCCATCGCAGACCAGCAGGCCAGTCGGCGGATACAGCGATGCCATGACGACGATCTGGCCGGGCAGCAGGAACGACTGCGGCACGTTGAGCATGTTGCGGAAGTCGCGATACCACGCGCCCTCCTGCCCATCCAGAAAGTCGGCATCCAAACCGTTGCCGGGGCCGACATGGAACGTTGCTGCAGAGCGGAGGCCGAGCATGTTGCGCGCTGCCGCCGCAGTTGGCCGGGCCAGCACGCTTTTCATGAATTCGGTGGGTGCTGCCTCTCCCAAGCGCGCATTCAACACGGCGATGAGGTTGGCAGGCGATAGCGCCCGCTCTTTGTCCAGACCTTCGATTGCTTGCGCGTCCGTGGACAGACGCACCACACCGGGCACATCCACCGTCGCGGCTGGATCGGTGAAGTTGGTGTCGCCAAAGGTGATCTGCGCGGTGTCCACGTCAGCCAGCACCACGTCGATCGCCAGCAGCACAGAGGCGGCGCCGGACTTCTCCACGAGCAGCGAGGGCTGGCCATAGGCGGCAAACAGCGTGCCGTCGGCCAGGTACAGACCGAAGCCGTAGCAGCTGTAGACGGCATTGGATTCGTCGCGGACGGACACGTGCATCGTGTCCTTGGCCGTGACCGACCCGCCGATGGTGGTCAGGCGCTTGATCTCGGACGGGAGTGCCGTGAGGGCAGCATCGGCCACGAACGCCGCGCTGGTCATCCCGACAGCGGCAATGGTGACCGCTTGTGTCCCGGTTTGCTTAGGATTGATCAGTGCTTTGCGGCCGGCGGTGGTGATCTTGAATTTGAGTCCGGGCATGTGTGCTCTCTAGCTCGCCTCGCCCTGCAGGCGCAGGAACAAAGTGGTTCGGCCGCGTGCGACGACATCGAGTCGTGCCTCGGCCTGGAATCCTTGGGTGAAGCTGAAATGCGAGCGCACAGGCTTGGTGCGCTCGACCTCGGCGATGACTTCCTCGACGAACCGGGCGCTGGCGCTCTGCCCATCGGCGCCAGTCAACGTCAGCGTCAGCTCAAAGGTGTGCGGCTGGCCGCGCGGCTCCTGCTGCCACCATTCGCGGATGGCTACCGCGCCGCCGAACGACTCGACCACCATGCGGACACTGTTGGCGGTGCCCTTGCGGCGCTGGATTGCCATAGCGCTGCGCAGGCGCGAGCGCTTGACCGCATCGCTCCAGTCGGCCTTCCAGTCGTCCACCGATAGAGTCCATGCCAGCCACGGCAGGTGGCCGGCGGGGCATGTGTCTGGGTTCCACAGATCCGGGTACGGCAGTGGGATCGCTTCCAGGCGATCAGTGACGGCGGCCAGGGCGCGCTCCATCGGCGTGGTATTGGGCGGCAGCGGGGAGTTACTCATCGATGCCGGCGTGCACGATGTCGATCGCGGTGCAGTACGCAGCCTGCGTGCGGCTGATTCGGATGTCGGCTGCAGGCGAGTCCAGCTCGACGCGCTGCACACCATCGGCGAACAGCTTGGCCTTGATGGCGGATTCAGGTACGTCGCGACCGATGCGATGTGCCTCATCCAGATACGCCTGCAGGCTGCGCAGCGCCTCGCGCATGACGACCGCCGAGTCGGGGCCGGCGTAGGTGTAGACGCGCCCACGAATGGCATACGGGACGATCTGGGCGCTCTGGACCGCGACACTGTCGGTCAGCGGGCGCACGTCGTCGTTGGTGAGGATCGCCGCGACCTGGTCCAGCAAGGGCTGGGGGGCCGTGCCGTCGCCAGTGCGCGACTGGACGGTGACCAGCACATGCCCGGGTGCGGGGCTGGTGGCACTGGCGTCCATGACATCGGCCGCAGCGCTGAGCGCGTGGTAGATGTAGGCGCCCTCGGGGCCAGCGACGCTGAAGCCTTCTGGGGCCAGCTGGATCCGGCGGCGAAAGTCCACGTCCGACTCGTAGGTCGGTGCAACTCCGGTCTCCGGTTGCCCCGGATTAAGCACCAGGCGCGCCACTCCGAACAGCGCGCCCAGGTGATCGAGGTTGGTGCCGGTGGCGAAGGCCAGCATCGTCTGTTGCGCCTTGTCGTTTGCACGTTGGCGCAACAGCAGCTCGCGGGCTGCGAACAGCTGCAGGATCTTGTAGACCGGATCGGCTTCGGTGAGCGCGGAGAACTCCGGCATCAGCCTGCGGAATTGCGCAAGCGCATCGCCAAAAATCGTCTCGAAATCCAGCCTTTCGACAAGGTCTGGTGCTTGTAATTTCGAAAGATCGACAGCTGTAAAGGAGGCCATGTTTGGTCCAAGTACGAAGCTATATTCTTCGTGCATGGACCTGGGTGATCTAGGTTCTTTCTATGTAGGTTGACCGTTTACGAAACAGGTTGAATAAGCTGACTTGCAGAAGAAAACTCTGCTTAAACGGCTTGCCAGCGCCTACTTACCTGAAGGCTAAACGCTGCAAAGGCCCTTCATATTGAGCGATGAGCGTGTTCATAGGATCGGACCCACGGTAAAACATTGCCGAGTCAACGCCATACTCTGGGCTGAGCTTCGTTACGCGACGTACAGTGGAAATAGCTCCTTTCCCAACTTGGCTCTTCCAGCCTGGGAAGCCAATCTGAGCAATTTTTACCAACTTCTCTTTCCGTTTTCCAAATATACCAAACTCGCGCACATGATCGATGCGGCAGATATCGATGTAGTTTTTATTTGGGCTTGATAGGCAATGGTTAAAATCTCGAAGCTTTCGGTCTAGCTCATGATAGGTGATTGTGTAATACCGACTATCGCGCTCTCTCGAGTTTCGTTTCATGTAGTCAGCTATAAAATATACGTCCGCGTCATCCTCGCGTTTGAGAAGGTCTTTCATTCGTCGATATTTTGTGAGGCTTCTTTCAGCTACTTCCACCATGAAATCCTCCAACTCCTTCTGTCCGTTGGTCGGATACCGGTTCATCTTGTGCAGTGCATACAAATAAACAAGCAATCCGGTTCGTTTATTTGCATCATGGAATGGATGGTCTGTGACAAGTCCAAATATCAAAGTTGCAGACTTCTCATATGTGTTTTTCCACTTAGAATTTCCACAATACGCGACAAATTGTCGATAGACGGCGGAATGCAAAAGGTTTATATCTCTTGGGCCAATTCCGCCCATTCCAGCTTCTTTGCCAAAGAAGTAGTCAGCGATTAGAAAGTGGGCGCGTAAGACATCAAGCACTCCAACTGTATTCTGAGTATGGTAAGGGTCGTCGGCATCCACTTGGCAAGACCACCGCGCATACTCATTTGAAATTTCTTGATTGGTAAAAACAACTTCCATAAACATCCTTGTAGGCGCGAAAGCTATTCGGAGTCAAAGCGTAAGGTAAGGCTGGCTCCTCAATCGTAAATTCTCACGGTATTTTCCAGCGTTATCGCTTATCACGGTTGCCTTACCCTGATCGCGGCGCATAATCCGAACGAACTAAGTTTGCTTTAGCATGCTCTGATTGGATTCAATTATACGCTACCACTCTGATCACTTGCCCTCAACGCCTATTTATTGTCGAGTTCGCTTTTAGGTGGCCTCGATAGCGCTGGGCTAGGTTAAGTCGTTTAACAGTTGATCACGTACGATCTGTCGGTCTTCAGCGGAAAAGCCCAATAGCACGCGTTTTTCATAACCTGCCCTGGGGCCACCAGGCCGCACTTGCTCAGTCAGCCCTTCCTGATGCACGCGCGCAATGCGCGACACACGGCCCACAAATCCAACGCTTACAGCATTTGGGCTGGCGCTGACCTTGAAGTACTTAGCCTGCCGCAGCTTGGCAAACATCTTGGCGCGTTTGACCCGGCCGGATTTCTGTCGCAGCTGCTGCTTGCGCGGGGCGTACTGCGAACCGTCAGGCGCCTGCTGTTTACCGATGCGCTGGCTCTGCGAGCGCCGCAGCTCCGTTCCGATCTTGCGCGCCAGCGTGCGGCGTTCGCCCGGCTGCAGGCGCGCCAGCAACGGCGCGGCCCAGTTCTCCAGCGAGGTCAGCTCATCCATGTGGGATCGATCACCGGCTCGGGCGCATGGGTCATGTCGTAGCCGCCTCCATCCTTCGCTGTCACCACCACGCGCTCGGTCAGCGGCAACTTGATCGACAGATCTACCGCGTCGTTGGCGAGGATGTCGGCCTCGAACGCAATCTCGCCACGTCGCGCCGGGTTGGACAGCAGCTCGGACTGATTGACCTGCACCCACTCCAACAGCGGCAGCATCACACTGTCCGGGTGGCCGGCGTAGTCGGTCAAGATCAGGTTGAGCGTGTACTGGTACTCGAACGACAGCCCTGGCTGGAACGTGCTGACCAGGCTGCCGGCATCAATGAACACCAGCAGCTGGTCGGCATCGCGGGCCAGGTCCGGCAATGCCGCGACCAGATGCGCGCGCAGGCTGGCAGGCTTGATCATGGCGCCTGCTCCGGTGCGTGCAGGTCGATCCAGTCCTGCAGCGCGCTCAGTTGCGCAGCGGTGGCGTGGCAGCTGGTGTAGTTGTCGGCGACGGTGCCGGCGACGGCAGAGAGCGTAATGCCGGTGGCCGGCGCATCAGGATCTCCGGTGGGCGGCCCGGCAGGGTTGCCCGTGGCGGCGGCGTCGTGCAGCCGCACAAAGCCAGCAGGGATAGCGCAAGCAGCATCGGCTTTCTGGGTGACATAGATCGGGATCTCGCGGGTGATGGTGGCGCCGGCCTCGCGCACGATCTGCACGCGGTCGACGTACTGCGTCACGACAGTGGTGGAGCCTTTGGCGCTGTCGCGTTCGGCTTCGGCCTGGCGCTTTGCCTGCAGCGCGGCATCGCGGTCTTTCTGCGCGGCGCTGACGCGCTGCTCCTGCCACACACAGCCACCGACGAGCGCTGCAATCAGCGCCAGCAAGATGATCAGGCGCGTAACCATCAGGGCACGCCCAGGATCTGCAGGGCGCGCTGCGTGCGCGTGACGCGATCGCTGTGGCCTTCGGGCAAGCGCTTGGCGCGTACGTTGCCCAGGTTGATCTTGCGGCCCAGGCCGAGCACATCGCCCGCATCTGCCAGCACGTTGAGGCCGTTGTCTTGCCAATACGCCGCGGCGCCCAGGGCGCTCGGCTCGATCTGCAGCAGCAGATCTGGTTGCTCTTCCACCGGCAGACCGATCAGCACACCGATGCGGCGGTAGTTGCCCCGGAAGGTGTGCTGCATCGGGCCACGGCCTCGGAAGAGGTGACCATCGCCGCTGGCTTCGTTGCCATTGCCCAGGCGGTCGGCGTAGACGAAGTTGGCCAGGCCGACCGGGTTGCGCAGGAACTTGGGCGCTTGGGCCGGGGTGATGCGTGCGCCGAAGACTTCCAACAGCCTTGCGCTGGTCGTGTAAGTCAGCCCTTCTTCCATCCGCGACAGGCTCAGGCTTTCATGGCCGACCTGGCCGAGCCAGTGCGCGGCGCGGCGCTTGGTGGTGATGCCGAAGCGGTTGGCCGCGGCGAGCAGTGGGCCATGCCAGCGCTGAGCGCGTTGCGCCGAGCACTGCATGATCGAGGCAAGCTGGGTATCGGTGAACATCAATCGACCTTCAGGATGCGCGCCACATTGCCCTGGGCGCGGTAGGTGAGCACCGCCAGCACGATCAACGTGCCCAGGTGCCAAAGACTGACTTGCGAGCCGGCACCGGCCAGCAGGATGTGCAGCGCTTGGCCGCCGGTGCTGGCGATCAGCAACCACGCGCACCAGCCCGCGCCACGCCGGTGGCGCGCATCGATGGGCCGATGGTAGGTAAGCAGGCGGACGCAGATGGCGAGCGAGGCCATCAACGTCAGGACGGTGACCAGGCTATGCACTGGGCGGACCTCCACGACGTAGGAAGGAAAAGTCGAAGGACTTGCTCTTTTCGATAAGGCCCAGCGTCACCGTGATGGCGCACGCCGCACTGGCGAAGGCGGCCACACCGCTGGACTTGATCGGCAGCCAGCGCAGCAACTCCGGCGCCAGCTGGTAGCCGGCGATCACGCTCACCGGGAAATAGATCAGCCGCGCCAACAGCGGCTGCTTGGCGGCAGACACCACGAACAGCGCGCCGCCCGCGAAGGCACCGATCAGCGCATCGCCGTCGATGCCAGGCAACACGGAGGCAAGGCCCACACCGGTGGCGATCAAGAAGCCGCTCGATACGGAGGTGGGTTCGGTCATCAGGTCAGTCCCATAGCTGCACGAGCGGCGTCATCGCCGCCGTGGTGGTGGTTACCTCGGGCAACTCCACCGGGGTGCCGTGCGGAAGCACGGCGCCCAGTTCGGCCAGGCCGGGATTGAGGAGATAGGTGCGCTCGACCAGGCCGGCCGTGTTGCCCAGGTGGCGCCAGCACAGCAGGTCGACGGTGTCGCCTTGCATGGCATGCACGCGCATCAGATGAGCTCCACCGTGCTGCGCGGCTTGTCCTGCAGATCGCGCATGGCCCAGCGCTGGTCGCGGCGCAGCTCGGTGATGCTCGGCGACAAGTCATCGGCGCGCTGGTTGGCGCTGTCAGTGGCGTCGAAGCTGCGGTAACGCTCTGCCACTTCCACAGCGGTGGCACACGCCACTGCACGCAGGTACAGCTGCAGGCGGCGTGAGATGCCGTCCACGGTGCTGCTGGGCACATCGTTCAGTGATGCGTAGCCGGCGGCTTGCTGCGCGTCTGCCCAGGCCTGCAGTTCATCGTTGACAGCCAAGATGGCGGCCACAATCGCTTGGCGCAGACGCGCATCGGTGACGGTGCCATCCAGGCGCATGCTCGCCCGCACACTCGCCGGTGCGATCGCCGGCCAGAACGGTGCGTTGGCGATCGCATCAGGCGTGGCGCTGGTGGTGCCGGTGGCAGTGAATCCGCTCATGGATGGCTCGGAAGAGATCGCCGGTGGTCGGGGCGTCACCGCAGCGATGCAGTGCTGCGGATCGGCCCCGAGCCGGCGAGGGTTGCGGGGACGCTCGGTTATGCGCTGGCGCCTGCAGGCTCAGCGCTGAACTTCTTCAGGAGACGCTCGGCGCGCTCCAGATCTTTCTTGCCGCCGCAGCTGCCGTGCAATGCGATGGCGCGCTGCAGGTCGGCCACAGCCGCGGCGGCGATCGACTGCGCCTGGTCGGCAGGCGTGTCATCGGTGATGCCGGCCAGGGACGCACGGGCCAGTGCCAGGTGCAGCTTGGCGCGCACCTCATCGGGCATGTCCTGCTCGGCGGTCAGCGTGGCGGTGTCGGCCAGGACGGCCGCATCGAACGCCTGGCCGGTCTTCTGCGCCGACAGTGCCGCCTCGGCGATTTCTTCGGCCAGGACGCAACCCACGGTGCGGGTGAAGCGGTCCGGCATCTGCAGCTGGTGCTTGAGCACATAGGCGCCCAGCTCCAGCGCGCCGGCATAGTCGCCGGCATCAATGCGCCACACCATGCACGTGGTGACGATCTCATCCTGCGCACCCTGGCCACCGGCCAGCACGCCGGCCAGATACGGCACGTAGGCCGGCAGCAGCTGCACTTTGAGCGCGGCCTTGCCTTGGTCGGACTGGATCTGCTTCAGGCGCAGGCGATCGCTTTGCAGCTGCGCCATGTGTTGCTCGTAGGCGGTGGCACCGGCCATGAGCTGGTGCGGGGCACGCTGGGCTGCTTCCAACTCGGCCAGCACGCGGCTGTGGTGACGCTTGGCGGGACTGTCGGCCACGGTTTAGGCCTCGATCTCGATGTGCTCGACCACGCAGCCCAGGCCGTAGTCCTCGACCACGTAGGCATCGTTGGAGGACTCGTAGTTCTCGATGCGATCGCGGGCGGGAACTTCCTGGATGTAACGACGACGGCCGCCGGTCTGGTAGTAGATCGACAGGTTCGCCAGCGAGGTGACCATCAGCGCGCCGTCCGGTAGATACGGCACCTCAGCCACCTGCAGGCCACCGACGCGGCGCTGGCTCAGGATCAGGTCGGTGGCGATCTTCTCGCTGGCCGGCTGGTCCTTGTTGACCATCGGGAAATACTTGTCGTGCATCAGGTCGCGGCCAAGCACCACGACCAGGCTTGGATCCTTGCGGTGCCACGGATCCAGCAGGTTGCTGACCACATCGAACACTAGCGCGTCGAGGTTGCGGTAGTCCGCGCCATCGCCGGCGCCGATGACCATCTTGCCGGCCGTCTTGCCGCTCGCCAGCACGCGTTGCGCAGCGTTCGTGCGGTACTGCTGCAACCAACCGATGTTGACGTCTTCCAGCAGCGGGAACGCGGCGCGGTCGGTGTCGGCGGCCGCATGCGTGCCGTTGAAACCGATCTGCAGACGGTCCAGCGCCTGGCGCTTGACGATCGCATCGCGCAGGCGTGCCTGGAAGTCCGGGAACTTGGCCCAGGTATCGAGCAGCGCATACGGGATCGCGGTGTCGAAGTCGGTCTTCTTGGCGACGTACTCGTTCTTGTCGAGCGCGGCGACGTTGCGCGGGGTGCGGGTCTTGCCGGCGCCGGTGTCGGTGCGGCTGGCGATGCTGCCGGTGACGCCGATGCCCACCTTCTGGCCGGACAGCTCGTCCACCGGGACGATGTTGATCTTGGACAGGAACTCGCTCGATTCCTGCATGCGCGATTCCAGCTTCTGCTGCACGGTCGGATCGACAGCGAACGAGTGGAATGCGGAGGTAATGCCGTTGAGCTTGGCGATCTGATCTGCGAACTGGTTGAACTGCAGGCGGGTGGCGTTTTGCATGGTGGCTCCGAAAGGTGTTGGCGCTGGCGGCGTGTGTGAGGTGTGCGAAAGGCGCAGGGATCAGCAGTCGGTCAGCACGGCCGCGCCGCCGCCGGTGACCACCGGGCGTGCGGGCTGTGCTGGGTCAGGCTGCTGTGAGAGCGACGCGCGCAGCTGCGCCAGGTCGTCCGCCAGCTGCGCGTGCTTGGTCTTCTGCTCGGCGTGCTCGGCCTGCAGGCGGTCGAAGCGTTCGTCCTGGCCGCGCACGTGCTCGGCGATCTCTTCGATGCCCTGGCCGAGGTCGGCGAACTGCTCGGCGGTGATGCTGGTGGCGTCCTCGCTCTTGAGCGCGGTGCGGATCCGGCTGAGCAGACTGGCGACCGGCCCTTCGCTGACTTCGCTGAATTCCAGCGCGGTTTCCTCGGCGACGGTGAACAGGTTGCCCGGCGACTGCTTGCGATCGGCCAGCGGATTGGCATCGGGGTGCTGGCTGGCGAAGCTGAGCATGGAAGTGCCCAGGCTGGCCGGCGAATCGGTGACCGCCAGGCCGACGAGATACGCTTTGCCGGTGTTGGCGAACTTCTCCTGCACCTCGATGCTGGTGTAGAGCTTCTGCTTGGACTTGTTGATGGTGATCAGATCGGCAGTCGGCTCGATCTGTGCAAACAGCGCCAGGCGTTTGGTGCCGTCGATCTCGACCTCTTCCGCCTTGACGGCGGTGACATCGCCATACGCACGGAAGGGCGAGTCCGGCAGCAGGCTGCGCATGTGCTCGATCCAGATGCGGGCGTTGTAGGTCTCGCGGTTGTAGGTCGCAGCCATATCGTCGATCCAGCTGCGCTGAATCGTGCGGCCATCGGTGGTGGCGCCTTCGACGGCCACGCGGAACCAGTTGGAACGGAATTTCTTGGTCTTGCCCGACATGGGTGTCCTCTGCGCTGGATGCGTTTGCGATGACCCATGGTCAAACGCGACGCACAACGCAGCAACGCAATCACCGTGTAAACAAGGTGATTACGCGTTGCTCAACTGTCGGGATTAAGAGGTGTGCTGCACCCTGATCGGCATGCAAAGCGTTGCCACCCAGCTTCCGATGGACACCCGCAGACAGGCCAAGTTCCTGTACTGGATGGGATGGCGCGTGACCGAAATTGCGCAGGCCATCGGCGAGAACGAGAAGACTGTACACAGCTGGAAGTCGCGTGACGAGTGGGATCGCGCAGATAACGTTGAGCGCATCGGTGGAGCACTGGAAGCGCGCCTGGTCGTGCTGATCATGAAGCCGGAAAAATCCGGTGGCGACTTCAAAGAAATTGATCTGCTGCATCGGCAGCTGGAGCGCCAGGCGCGCATCCAGCGCTACAAGGGCGGCGGCAACGAGGCCGATCTGAACCCGGCCGTGGCCAATCGCAACGCCGCACCGAAGAAGAAGCCCAAGCGCAACGACTTCACCGAGGAACAGATCGAGCAGCTGACGACGGCGTTCGTCGACGGCTGCTTCGATTACCAGCGCGACTGGTACCGAGCCGGCAACGAGCGCACCCGCATCATCCTCAAGTCACGCCAGATCGGCGCCACGTTCTATTTCGCCCGCGAGGCGCTGATCGACGCGCTCACCACTGGGCGCAATCAGATCTTCCTCAGTGCGTCCAAGGCACAGGCGCACCTGTTCCGCGGCTACATGCAGCAGTTCGTGCGCGAGACGATCGACGAGACGCTCTCCGGCGGCGATAGCATCGTGTTCCCAAATGGCGGCGAGCTGTTCTTCTTGGGCACCAATGCGCGCACTGCGCAGGGCTACCACGGCAATTTCTATTTCGACGAATTTTTCTGGACCTACGGCTTCAACGAATTGAACAAGGTCGCCAGCGGCATGGCGATGCACAAGAAGTGGCGTAAGACCTACTTCAGCACGCCATCGAGCATGGCCCACGAGGCCTATACCTTCTGGACCGGCGAGCGCCGCAACAAGGGCAAGCCGGCCGCGCAGCGGATTCAGATCGACGTCTCGCACGACGCACTGGCCGGCGGTCGCCGCTGCCAGGACCGCGCCTGGCGGCAGATCGTCAACATCCTCGACGCGCAGCGCCGTGGCTGCGACTTGTTCGACATCGAAGAACTGCGTGAGGAATACAGCCCGGACGCCTTCGCCAATCTGCTCATGTGCGAGTTCGTCGACGACGGCGCCAGCATCTTCCCGTTGGCGATGCTGCAGCCGTGCATGGTCGACAGCTGGGTGGAGTGGGGCCAGGACTACAAACCTTTCGCCGCGCGCCCATATGGCGACCGCGCCGTGTGGATCGGTTACGACCCGGCCGAGACCGGCGACACCGCCGGCCTGGTCGTGCTCGCTCCACCACAGCAGCCCGGCGGCAAGTTCCGGCTGCTGGAGCGCATCCAGTTCCGAGGCATGGATTTTGCCAAGCAGGCGGCCGAGATCGAGCGCATCACGCGCCGCTACTGGGTGACCTACATCGGCATCGACACCACCGGCATGGGCAGCGGCGTCGCGCAGTTGGTGAAGCAGTTCTTCCCGAATCTGGTCACCTTCAGCTACTCCCCCGAGGTCAAGACCCGCCTGGTGCTCAAGGCGTTCGACGTGATCCACAACGGGCGGCTGGAGTTTGACGCCGGCTGGACCGACGTGGCGCAGTCGTTGATGGCCATCCGCAAGACCATGACGGCCAGCGGCCGGCAATCCACCTTCACCGCCGGCCGCTCGGAAGAGACCGGCCACGCGGACCTGGCGTGGGCACTGTTCCACGCGCTGCAGAACGAACCGCTGGAAGGTCGCACCGCGCGCAACTCCGGCTTCATGGAGATCTCTTGATGTTGACCGACCAGCTGCCCGCCACCGCGTCTGCAGCGCCCGCACGCGCCGAGGCCTTCACCTTTGGCGACCCGACACCGGTGCTCGATGGGCGCGGCGTGCTGGACTATCTGGAGTGCTGGCAGAACGGGCGGTGGTACGAGCCGCCGGTGGCGCTGGATGGCCTTTCCAAGACCACGCGCAGCAATCCGTTCCTGCAGTCCGGGCTGATCTTCAAACGCAACATGCTGGCGCGGACTTTCAAGCCGCACCGGCTGCTGACACGCGAGGCCTTCGAGCAGCTGTCGCTGGACTGGATCACGCTAGGCAATGGCTACCTTGAGCGCCGCCGTAATCGCATGGGCGGTGCGCTGTCGCTGACCGCGCCGCTGTCCAAGTACATGCGGCGCGGCATCGCCGAGGGCGAGTACTTCCAGGTGCGCACCTGGCACGACGAGCACGTCTTCGAGCCAGGCAGCGTGTTCCAGCTGCGCGAAGCCGATGTCGATCAAGAACTGTACGGCCTGCCCGAGTGGATGCCGGCCATGCAGTCTGCGCTACTCAACGAGTCGGCGACGCTGTTTCGCCGCAAGTACTACAACAACGGCTCGCATGCCGGTTTCATCCTCTATCTGACCGATCCCCAGCAAAGCCAGGAGGACGTCGACGCGCTGCGCGCCGCCATGAAGGGCGCAAAGGGGCCGGGCAACTTCCGCAATCTGTTCCTGTACTCGCCAGGCGGCAACAAGGACGGCTTGAAGCTGATCCCGGTCAGCGAAGTGGCGGCCAAGGACGAGTTCAGCGGCATCAAGGGCATCACCCGCGACGACATGCTGGCCGCGCTGCGCATCCCGCCGCAACTCATGGGCATCGTGCCGCAGAACGCTGGTGGCTTCGGGTCGATCCGTGAGGCCGCTGCCGTGTGGGCCGCCAACGAGCTGGAGCCGCTGCAGGCGCGCATGCTGAAGATCAACGACTGGGTGGGCGATGAGGTCATCGCTTTCACCCCCTACGTGCCGCCTGCGGCCGCGTAATCCTCTTCCATCCAAGACTACGCAATGCTCAAAAACCTCCGTTGTGGCGAGTGCGCCCGCCTGCTGTGCAAGGCCGGCGCCTTCGACGAAATCCAGATCAAGTGCCCGCGCTGCGGCACGCTCAATCACCTGAGGGCCGAGAGCCTCACCTCCGATCGCCGCGAGCGAATCCAAGAAGGCTCTCACCATGAAAAACCAGCTCCTGCAGGGCGACGCCCTGACCATCCTGCCCACGCTCGAAGCCAATTCGTTCGACGCGCTGATCACTGATCCGCCCTATGCCAGCGGTGGCCTGACGGCTGCGGCGCGGGCCAAGCCGCCATCGCAGAAGTACGTCCAGGGCGGTGGCGCCCAACTGCACGCCGACTTCGTTGGCGACGAACGCGACCAGCGGTCGCACCTGAAATGGATGCACCTGTGGCTGTCAGAGTGCGCACGCGTGCTCAAGGACGGAGCGCCGGTGCTGCTGTTCACCGACTGGCGTCAGCTGCCGCTGACCACCGACGCGCTACAGATTGCAGGCTTCACCTGGCGCGGCATCACTGTCTGGGACAAGACTGAAGGCGTACGGCCGCAGCTGGGGCGCTTCCGCAACCAGGCCGAATACGTTGTGTGGGGAAGCAAGGGCAACATGCCGCTGGATCGCCGTGCGCCTGTGCTACCCGGCGTTATTCGCGAATCGGTGCGCAAGGCTGACAAGCATCACCTGACCGGTAAACCTACCGAGTTGATGCGGCAGCTGGTGCGAGTCTGTGAGTCAGGTGGTCATATTCTTGACCCCTTCGCGGGGAGCGGTACCACATTGGTGGCGGCTGATTTGGAGGGCTACCGCTGGACCGGCGTCGAGATGACGCCTTACTATGCCGGTGTCGCGCGGGGGAGGGTGGCTACGTTTTGAAGTCGCAGCCAGCGTGCGGCTTGACAGTGATAAAAGCCGAAGAGGCTTGCACGCTACGGTGTTGCTGATGCATGCGAGTGGTACGCCGCCACCGTTTGTTTTTGATAAGTCAGCACTGAGTGCCGTCGTATATGTTCGATGTGCGGCGGCACTCACAATTATTATATGATTAATTTCGTTAGTAGGGACTTTTGATATTTCTCCATTGCTACTCTGCTAACTTCAATCTTCATCATTAGATATCCGAGGACTACAAGGTCGAGCATCATACTTATCACGTGTTGCTCTCTAATGTTGAATTGCTGTAATAGTATTTTTGGACGACCTACGTGAGCTATTTCATTTCGTAGGTCTGATATCTTTTGTCCAATAGTACTTTCTGTGCATTTTAGTTGTGCGGCTAGCGCTGCTTTTAAAGACGAGCAAGCATAGTTTTCAATCGGGTGCTGGTATTTACTAGTTTTATGTCCTTCTTGATGTCCGATACTCTCAAGTTGAGTTGCAGACAAGACAATGCCTGCTAGTACATCGTGACTTGCAATTACAAAACCCTGCGACTGTATTCTTGAAAGTGTTGTCGAGAAATTAGCTCGTTCTCGTGTCCATGCGTCGAACGTCCTAGCTAGATCTATATCTTCAATATTTATGGTGAAGGGTGGTTTGCCTTGTAATTTTTTTATTCGACTTAAAGTATCGTGATGTGTGATTTGCGAGGGAAATATTGTCATCTCATATTGATAATTTGACTCGTCTCTAGCGATTGCAAGCATTCGCAATATTCTCGTCGGAGAAAATGAAATTATAGCGAATAGATCAGCTATGATGTTGCAGGCGCGATACGCGTCAAGAATTTTAAGCTCTTCTTTGGGGATCAAGGTGAAAGTATAGTCAACGTTTTTTTTGTATAGCGGTCTGAAGCCTGGATGCTCTTTCTTAATTTCATCAAGTGCATCTTGGAGCCGTTTCATCGCCTCGCTGTTTTTGTCGTAAAGTGCTGTAACTATGTTTCCACTAAGCTCAAATTGTGATCTCCAGTTTACTTCTATAGTGCCCAAGTCGAGTGTTGATGAATAAAACGGCTTTTCAGAAAGGTTTGAGTGTCTTCTAAAGTTTGCATTACCGAAGAAATCTTCGGCGCCGCTAATGTCAAAATGAAACTTTTCAAATGTTGTATCGCTGCTGCAATGAAGGCCGAATATCGCGTACTGAAAGCCGGTTTCGCCTACGCGGAAATTGTATCCGTGCTTCATTTTGAAGCCGGCCCTGTTGGGCTCAAATTTGCCTACTAGTGTTAGTGGTTCCCCCAAGTTTGTGTGGCCATAAAGGAAATCAATCGTGTCTTCGATGCATTTATCCATCTCAATGGCATATCGAAGCTTCAAGCCAGTCGTTGGTGAATACTTCAATTGGGCGCCGAAGGCGGCTTCCGGGCGATCATGAGGGTAAAGTGTAACTGCCCATTCCACTTCTTCTAGTAAATTAGCTTCTGGCTTGACCATATTATTTTTCCTTTTGAAGCGCCGCGCTCAACCACGTTGAAGTTGCCTTTTAACGTCAGGATGACGAGGGCTTTCTTTATTGGCGACGAGGGCGCCCAAGCCCCCGACGAAGTTGTGGATCTTCAAGGGGTAGCCCCATTAGCCGCCGCTCAGAATTGCAGATGTAGCTCAGATGGCTCAAGAACTTACTTGCGTCAAGAAAATAGTTCGGATAGGTCAATCTAAGCTGGTCAACACTACCGCCAGCGACTAGTACCGCATCAATTGGATCACCTTGCGCGGTCCTGTGTTCTTCGAACGCATATGCGTCCGTCGCCTCCTCAAGTTGATCTAACGGAAAGGATCTAATTGTGAGGACTCTGCGTGAGGTATCAAGAACGACAAGATGATAGCCTGCAGATGATCTTGCCCTTCCGTGAATTTTATTGGCGGCTACGCTAAAGCCACGAAGTCTTACGAGCACGTTTAAATCTTTTTCGGATTGAAAAAGGCGTCGTCTTATTGAGCTCTCGGTCTCCTCGCGGAATTGCTCTGGTAATGGCGAGTGCTCATTAAATGCGAAGGCTGTACTTGCTAACTGAAAGAACTCTGCCCAGCGTGGTGTTGCGCGCCCAGCTTTAATAGCCTGATTTGCGAATATGTCTACCGTTTCAACAGCGGTCGCCCATGCGTGCTGAACTTCAGTTCGGAATTGAAGCTCAACATGCAAGCCATCGTAGAGTGGGGCATTTCTATTTTTATACCGATAAACGAGATGGATGCTCCGGTAGCCGTCTGGCTTAGGATCCTCAACATAATCATGAATGTACCGCAGCTCGTGCGAGAATCGAGAATGATGTTCATACGCTTCTCTTAACATCCGAAGTCGACGAGGCGACGAAACGACTGCACGAAGGCCTGCAATATCTTGCATTCGATCAAGACCCATTGTCTCGAATCGCCGCAGCTTGCCGCTAATCGATGGTAGCCGTTTTAAGCGCTGACCGACCGCTGACTTTGGTACGGGCATGTCTAAAGCAAGAAGTTTCTTGCGCAGAGTAGCTTGGAAAGTATTGAGTGGATAAGCGTGAGCAGCCCGCCAATTCGTGATTACAGGCATTGCTGCTAAGACAGCATCGAGTGCAAGCGGGTCCTGACGGAGCGCATCTCCGGAGCGTCGTACCTGCCCTCTAGTAAACCGTGGTATCTCAAATCCCATTCATGTTCCCCTTGGTCCTCCCTATTGATGCTATCTCAGCTAGCTATTCCTCACCCGCCCCCCGGTCAGAAAGGCCAAGGCTCATCCCGTCAGCCCTCGCTGATGGCCCAGGCATCTATCAGCAGACGACAGCAAATTGGATCGCATGGGCGACGGGGTTGTTTTCGGTCTCATGGCTTCAGAGGCGGCCGCGCGCAATCGTCGCCCCGCCACGCCTGCGGGCTTCGTGCACGGTTTTCGCTGCACCCCCGCAGGGTGGGCCTAGGGCGCGCTGCTGTTGCCGATCCGTGCGATTCAAGGGGGCCTCTCTTCCCTGCAGATCCCTGCGCGCCTAGGGCGCTTTGCGGGTGGGTACGGCTGCTTTCCTCGGCTTGACCGCCGGGCGCACTTCGGCAAATGACCATCGGAGCGAGGTAATCGGTAATCCGAGAACTGAAACAGGGTCTAAGCGACTGATTTAAATAGGAAATTATAGATTACCTTTTGGGGGTGATTTAAGGTAATCGTCCTCCCATAAAAAAGTTATGTCATTGAATTTTAAGGATATTTTTTGGGGGCTTGATTACCTCCCTAAAAGGTAATCCCGTTACCTCTAGATTACGCTTTAATTACCTTTGATATTGTTATGTAAGTGTTTGATAAGTATATAGATATGTGCATTTATGATGGGGGATTACCTAAATTACCTTCTCCCGATGGTCATCCCAAAAATTGACTATTAGGGGCTTGGAACGGGGCTCCGGCCACCGCACTTGCCTATACGCTTGAGCACACGCGCATCGACCGCCCATCTCTCGCGGATGGCCAGGGCCTGCACGTTGCCGTAGAAATTGGAGCCAGTCCGAGCCGCCTGAGTCAGGCCTGCCGGCGCGCGATCAGCACGTGGCGCGCGGAAGATCTGCCAGTGAGGTAGTGAAGCGTCCCGACAAGAGCTCTTGCCGCGAAGCCCATGATGGAGAGTTCTGCCACCCGCTTGCACCGAGGCCGGCCGTACCCCGCCCAAAGCGTCGGTTGATAGCGTCCAAGGCGCTCATCAGCTTCTCGTCGCCGATGCGAGCCGGGGTGAATAGGTCGCCCTGCAGGTCTTCAGGCTTGGCTAGATCCATCAGGCACACGCCGGCCTTTTTGTAGGCGAAGCCTTCTCGCATGAAGCCCTGGAACAGCCGGCGTACAGTCGTGAGCACGATGCGGCTGTCAGAGGTGGCGGAGGCGAGTGGGGCGGTGCGTGATGGGTTGTGCTGCGGTACGCCCGGCTTGAACGCGTCCGTTTCGGCAAGGATGCCAATCGCGCTCGACGTCAATCCGCGAGCGCGCAGCTTCTCGGTGGCACGCATGGCGAAGGTGGCCAGCGCCTCTGACATATCTTGCGGGTCGCTTACCCATGTCCCAAACGATCGGCTGACCATGATTTGCTGCCGGTCTGGCTCGACCTCTTCAAGCTCGAGGCAGGCGTGACCCTGCAGCTCGCGCTGCGTGCGCGCCATCACCACTCCGAACTCCGCGAGCAGGTCGTCTGCAGCCGCATCCCGCAGATCCGCTGCCGTATACACACCGCGTGCCTGCAGCCTGGCGCTCCAGCGCCTACCAACGCCCCAGAGGTCGCCAACTGAGGTGGCCCGCAGCACGGCATCGAGCTCGCTTGCACTGAGCGCTGCCAAGTCACAGACGCCGGCCAGATCGGCCGGGTAGCTGCCCGGTTTGCGCGCCGCATCCTTGGCGACCCGGTTGGCCAACTTGGCCAGGGTCTTCGTCGGCGCGATGCCGATGCAGTTCGGGATGCCAGTCCATTGGTGAACGCGCTCGCGTAGGTCGACCGCGAGCTGCCGGCGATCGCGGATCCCGGCCAGGTCGAGGAACGACTCGTCAATGGAGTACACCTCCACACGTGGCGCGGCTTGGCGAAGGATCACGCCGATGCGCGAGGCGATGTCGCCGTACAGACCGAAGTTTGCGGAGCGCAACGCCAGCCGCCGGCGGATCTGCGTGGGCACCTTGTGGATGGGCTGCCCCATCGTCACCCCTAGCGCCTTGGCCTCGTCTGATCGAGCAATGGCGCAGCCATCGTTGTTGCTCAGCACGACCAACGGCCTGCCGCGCAGCTCGGGCTGGAACACCCGCTCGCAGCTGGCGTAGAAGTTGTTGCCGTCGATCAACGCGAACATCAGCGGCCAGCGCGGGAATGAGTGCGCGTGACCTGCCGGACCACGCCCACGACCGCGAACACCTCGACCTCTGTGCCTGGCGCCAGGACGATCGGCGCGCAGTGTGGGCTGCGGCTGTGCAGCTCTATGTGGTCGACCGCGACCTGAAGGATCTTGCAGACCGGCTGATTGCCGTCCCAAATGGCCAGCACCATGTCGCCATTGATCGGACTCACTGAACGATCCACCACAAGGATGTCCCCGTCACAGACGCCGGCCAAGATCATGCTCCAGCCCTCGGCCCGATACAGGAAGGTAGCCGGCGGATTCCGGATCAATACCCGGTTCAGATCGAGCTCGTCGTCCTGAAAGTCTTCAGCGGGCGAGGGGAACCCCAGCTGGATCCGGAGTGCGCTGACCGGCAGGTTCAGCGGCGCTGGCTCAAGGCAGGCAGGCCCGAGCAGACGGGCGTAGGTATGGGGCGGCGGCAGGGACAACATGGCGCGAACTCTCGCGGGACGATGTCTCACAGGTCGAGACGGCCTCGCAAGTTAGCAAAATTACTAATAATTGCCTAAGCTAATCATATGCTTCAGCTCTGTAGTAAAGAATGTGAACGCATCACGCTGCTGAATCGATGTCAGCTTCTATTGGCGCTGTTGGCACCTTTCGCAGCTCTTGAGAAATTTGGGGGTACACTTCGCCCTCATGCACATGGAGGGTAAAGCGTGGCGAAGGTGAATAGGACTTTACTGTTAAAGCGAGTTGAGCAACGCGCTTCAGAGCGGTTTCCTGAACTGGACAAGATTGAGTTGCATACCTGGATGTCCGAGGTATTCAAAAAAAGTGAGACAGTTTGGGACCGCCACTATCCTGCGAAAGAAAAAGTGCAGGAGGGTCGTCGCTGTATTTTCTTCAAGCAAGTAGAGCGCAAAGGAAAAGCGATATTATTCAACGCCTACTCATATATTTCTGGTCTGACACCGGATCAAATTACACTTGATGAGTTGGCTGAAAAAATCACGGCCGATAAGATTCTGGATTCAGATGGCAATTCAAAAGAAATTGCAGAGCGTTTTGCCATTATTATGGTCGGTGAAGTTATGATTATGGAGGCGGGGCGCGTTCCTAACAGCGGTCCACTTGCCATAACTGCCATGCGAGAGATGATGAAGCGTCATACAACCTTGAAAATTCCACGGTTGGTTTTGAGTGATGCTCCTACGCTGTCGTTCAAGCAAATGGCAGCTAAGCACGGCGGTGTGGATAGCGTCACAGCTCGGCTCGCTCGTGATTTTGTTGCAGAGCCTGATACTTTTGGCGATGCAATGGAAACCATTGTCACTGGTCGCGGTTTTGAAAACGTAAAAGTCACAACTACTATTGAGTCGGCAGATGGCGTTCTTGATGTAGACAAGGTCGAACAGATGTTGGATGAGAGTATAGATGGAACAGGCCTGTCAGGCATAACTGTACGCTTTAAGGATGGCCGCTCACTTGGCGACATGGAGGACTATCGAGAAAAAACTCCGATCGAAGTTAACTCTACCCGGCCAGGAATTCCAAATGTGAATGAAGTTGAGGCTGCATTGGTTAATTACCTAACTTCATTAGTCAAGCCAGATGCCGATAATTTCCATTTAATCGATTCAGATGGCATGTTCACATGAATCATGGTGACTTATTGAACCTTATCCCGCCAGAATTTGAGTCTGCCAAAAACACCCTTCGCGCTGCGTCGCGTGACGCTCGTTTAGGGGCAGGTGGCTTCAAGGCTCAGATAGGTGGGTTCATTTTCATGTTTTTAATTGGAACCGTGTCAGGATTTTTATTCATATCCTACGGCCTTATCAAACCAGAAGTAGGTGACTTTTGGAAGGCTGGTGCTACGGCACTATCCGTGCTCAGCGGGTTCATGATAGCCACGATGGTTTTCACAGGTAAGATTGAGGCAGCGAAAAGCCTCAGCCTTTCCGAGCTGCGAATAGTTTCCGGGAAAATAAATTATTTATTGCTTTATCAATTGGGTACTTTGATAAATCATCTTCTTAGCATCCTGCTCATGCTCGTTGTGCCATTGGTAGGAGTTCAGTATTATTGGGGTGGGATAATGGTTGGCACTTTGTGCTGTTCATTCTTTTTTGTTTCTATATCGCGAAGCATGTTGATTCCAATTCAAGTCATAGAAATTCATCGTTTCACTCATGCGGCATTGCTCCGCGACAAGAAAAACGAGGTGTCATCTGCAGCCGAGGGCATGTAGAAAAGAAGGTATGACAGTCGTCTTGAAGAGACGCCCTGGATAGTAGCGAGTCTAAGGCGCGGCGCCTTAAGCAATTGCGGCGCCTTTGGGGGGGCTTTCGCTAAGCGCCTCCGCCATCAATTACATGCGCGCGATGCTCTTCAAGCAGCCTCTTCAAATGGCGCCTTCTTGCCCTCGCCTGAACGCGTATTGCAAAAAGGCCCCCGAGCAGAGACAGTATTAGCATCGGAATCGCGATCCACAGCTGGCGCCGGCTAGATTCGATCTCGATGAAGTTGGCCCACACACCGCCATCGATCTTGAGGCTCCCCATCCCTTCATTGTGGGTGAGGGAAGTTCGCTTCAAAAGCTGATCGGGCTGAATATCGACAATCCTAATGTCTGTCCAGCTACTCACACCTATTGCCTGGCCCGCTCGCAGCTTCCCAATCGAGACGCGCCTCGGTTCTTGAAGCACATGCTGTCGGCCATCTTCGTCGGTAAACGCCGAAGCGCTGAAGATTGGATCAAGGGTGAGCGTTACCCCATTCGCTGGCAGGGTCCCTGTGTTCCTTACCAACACGAATACCATTGTCTGTGCGTTCGCCTGACGCCGAAGGGCAACCTCGTTCCATCCTCTGCTTCCCTGCTTATCGGCCGCGACCAGAATCGAGTTTGGCACCGCCTTGGCCGAGAGGACGACGCCAGGCGGCAAGTTGGCGATGTTCGCGGACAGGAGGCCGACAATTTCTGAAGAAGGCTTCGTTGCTCGGTCGTAAAGCTGGAGCATGGCGACTGCAATTCCAAGCACTCCGCCAGCTCCAGCGACGAAAACACCGAATCTAGTCCAGCCCTTGGATCCTTCTGCCATGATTTCCTCCATTGTCCGGTGCACTTTAGGCCGGAAACGAGGGCGCCGAAAGCCTTGACAGGCCAATCGCAGTGTTTTCTGTGCGACTGGCAGGCGTCGCGCGCCTCTTGACTCCAGTGGTGCCGAAGTGGCGCCCCTGGCCGGCCGGTAACAAATGCCGGCAACCGCGTTACAGGCGGCGATTACCGGCATACATGTGTCGTCTGCTGTGTTGCCGGTGGAAGACTTCCAAGGCTCGGGAAAATTTGCGGGCCCGAGTACGTCAATCAAGGGTTTGTAGAGGATGACTCGGGAAAAATTCTTTAAATAAGTTGTTGATTATTAGGGTAAGGCGGACTAACTCATAATCCTTTGGTTCCAGGTTCGAATCCTGGTGGGCCCACCATTTCAATATCCAATAGCGTCCTAGGAAGGCCGAAAACCCACAGGAAACAAGGGATTTAGGCCTTTTTTTGTGTCTGATTGTGTCCTATGGGGTTTGCTTAGATCCCAAGTTTGATGACGGTAAGTTTGGCGGTAAGCTACCCCCCCAAAGTCAGTTACCGCCAACGTGCCTTTGACCGACACAGCCATTCGTAAGGCAAAGCCCGCCACCACAGTGCAGAAGCTTCGCGACGGTGGCGGCCTGTATCTGCTATTGCGCCCTGACGGTGCCAAGTGGTGGCGTTGGGACTATCGCCGCCCAGTGACGAGCAAGCGCAACACGCTATCGCTTGGTACATATCCGGATGTCAGCTTGGCTACGGCACGTGAGCGGCATGCGGCGGCGCGCAAGTTGTTGGCCGAAGGCATCGATCCCGGCGAACAGCGCAAGGCCGAGAAGTCGGCTACCTTTGAGCGCTCGGCCAACACGTTCGAGGTGGTCGCTGCCGAGCACCTAGCTATGCGAGCCCACAAGTTGTCTGCCGGCTCAGTCGTGCGTGAGCGGCGCCTACTTCAAAAGGATCTTGGTCCTTACATCGGCAGTCGCCCAATCGATGCAATACCGGCTCGCGATCTACTGGAAGCACTGCGCAAAATTGAGGGGCGTGGGGCGATGGAAACTGCTCATCGCGCGCGAATGCTTGCCGCCCAAGTGTTTCGCTATGCCATTGCTACGGGCCGAGCGGAACGCAACCCTGCTTCTGATCTGAAGGGCGCTTTGACTCCACCGGAGGGGCGTCATTTCGCAAGCGTGACCGAGCCAGTCTTGGTAGGTGAGCTATTGCGGGCGATCCATGGCTATCGTGGTTCACCAGTGGTGATGGGGGCGCTGCAACTGGCTCCACTCGTATTCGTGCGCCCAGGAGAACTAAGGCGAGCACGCTGGGAGAATATTGAGCTTGATTCGAGCGAATGGCGATTCACAGCGAGCAAGACGGCTCAGTCTCACGTGGTTCCATTGTCCTCGCAAGCGGTTGCTATCTTGAGCGACCTACATCCGCTGACAGGGCGCGGTGAGTTTGTTTTCCCTAGCGTGCGTGGGCGAGGGCGCCCGATGAGCGAGAACACCATCAACGCGGCGCTACGGCGGCTGGGCTACGACGCAGACACGATGACAGGTCATGGCTTCCGAGCAATGGCGCGCACAGTCTTGGACGAGGTTCTGGGCTTTCGTCCCGACTACATCGAGCATCAACTCGCACATGCCGTCCGAGATCCCAATGGACGCGCCTACAACCGCACTGCTCATCTGGTCGAGCGCCGGAAGATGATGCAAGCCTGGGCGGACTACTTGGACAGTCTCAGGGCATCCATCTAGCCCGCTATCTAGCTAATTTTGTTTCCGGACTTGCTATTTTTCAGGGTAACCGCTGTAACACGCGTAACGCCATGGAAATAACGCTTTAAATTCATGGGATTAGAGGATTGTGTTGGTAGCCCTGTTGCCGCGTAACGCCCTGTAACTCGTGTAGCAATCGCCTTGCCTTGGGACGTTGCGGGACGCACATGGACGCTGGTTCACGCTGCAACAAGCGCAATGCAGTCGGCGACTTCAGCCGAGGTGATTCTCCGGCAAGCCTCTTTTCTGGCGCCAAATTCCTTCTTCGCTAGGCCCGTGCGCACCTCAGCAGGCGCATGCGCCGCCTGCGCTGCCGATTGCTTACTGCCGTTCATCGGCTGTATCGCCGCACCTGCACGTCATTGCCTTGCTCGCATCGTCTGCGCAGGCCGGCAACGCTTGCTCGTTGTCCGTCAGATTCCTGCCGCGTCCAACAGAGTTTGTAAAAAAAGTTTTTACACAGCTAGTCGCGTGAACTCCGACGCGTCGGCTTCTAGTCTCTTGGCAAGCCCAAAACACATGGCAGTCGTTGACCAGCAGGTCAAAGCGCCACCTCACACAATGCTTGCTTCCCGAACAACACCCGCCGCCTTGCCAGGCACGCCGGCCAACGCGCCACGTCCCGATGCTGGCCGCAGCGAACGCTTCTTGCGTAAGCCCGAAGTGCTCAGCCGCACCGGCATCTCCCGATCCCACCTGTACTGGCTGATGGATCGCGACCGGTTTCCTAAGTCCATCCCGCTCTCTCCCCGCGTCACGGTCTGGCTTGAGTCAGACGTTGATGCCTGGATCGCAGCCCAGATTCCCGCCACCCATCCGCGAGCACAGTCATGACTGACGACATCCACCTCACCATCTCCGGCAAGCGCTTCACGCTGACGCGCGCCGAAGCCGAGTTCCTTGCCGAACATCTGCGCACCGCCATCGCGCAGCCGAACCTTGGCCTGCACTTCACCCATCACCGACCTGGTCGGATTGGCGAGATCGTGTTGACGCGCGGCACTCCCACCATCTTGACCGACTGCTGAGGCGCCCATGACCACTCGCGCCCGCGCGTTTCTTCGCTGCCCGCACTGTGACTCTGCCGCCATTGTTCGGACGAGCGTGTCGCATAACAAGCTGCTCCGCGAATCGATGCTTCAGTGCCGCAACGCGCTGTGCGGGCACACCTTCACCGCCTACACCGAAATCGTGCGCACCATTTCCCCAAGCGCTTGCCCGAGCGACGACATTCTTCTACCCGTCAGTAGTGCCGCCGAAAAAGCAGCGTTCAAAGCCAAGCTGGCCGAGCAACATGCGGCGGTGCAGGTGTCTTGATGTTGCAGTTGACAAGCCCCGGCCAGAGCGCGCAGCATTCCCACGTCGCCGCACATCGGCGACCGGGTTTTGCAGCCCGCAACCAGAGGCGCACCAGCGCCCATCGAACGATGCACGGCGCTTTTTTATTGCCCGCTGTGTCGTCGCGGGCGACTGCTTGCCAGTTCTATGGCGGGCGGTGCGCGGAGGCCGCAAGGCCTGCCGGTCCTCTGGCCGGTCTGCAAACCGCGTACCGTCCGTCACCTCGTTTTGCAGCGGGGCGGCGGATTCCAATCTTCCAGAGGAATTCCGCTATGTCTCACGACACCCTGATTGCGCCTACGCGTTTCAGCGTCCGCATTGCCCATCATTTTGGCGAAATCGCCGACACCCTCGATTGGGATCACACTCGTTGGCTGGCGCTCGATGCGTGCCTGCAAGCCACCGGGAAGCAGCCCGATGCACTGACGCTGGCCGAGATCCAGCAGGCCATTGCTGCTGCCGCGCAGGAGGTTGCGCGATGATCGGTTCGCACCTTGATGCCCTGGTCGGTAACGACGATGCGGTGATGCACGACTTGTTCAGTGCGACCCGTCAGCTGCTGCGCATCTACGAAATGCCAATGACCGCGCTGTTCCAGCTGGTCGAGGCGCTTGAGCATCGCGCCGGTTCCATGGAAAACCTGTCGCTGGGCGAACTCTTGAGGATGGTCGGCAGCGTGGAGGTGACCCCATGACGCACGAGACCGTTGGACTGTCTGGCGTGCCGCACATGGATGACGGTCAAGTAAGTGCCACGATGCTGGATGCCGTGCTTGACGCCGAGCGGGCAGAGAAGATCTTGCGTTTAGGGAACCGCATCGATCGCCTGCGTTGCAAGGCCGAAAAGCACCTGGCAACCGCACGCGCAGAGCTCGATGAAGCGCTGCAGGGCCACCCGCTTGAAGATCGGCTGCGCACGCGCTTTTTCGAGCCTCTGGAACATGAGTCCATAGAGCTGGCCCGCGTTTTTAAACGCGTGCAATGCCGCCTGTCGCTCTTCACGCCTGCCCAATCACAGCAGCAGTTCGAGGACTGCATGGCTTTGCAATTGGAGGACATCCAGGCCGAGCGAGCGGCCAGCGATGCAGATACACCATGCGCGTGCACTGTGCCGGAGTTGCCCTTCGGCTACTGGATGAGTGAGGACAGCTACAACCGGCTCAGGCGCGCCCGCTGGACGGCGTTGATGTTGAGCGGTATGGGCGATGGCATGGCCGAACGTATGGCGCTGTCGTTCGAGTCGATGGCCGCCAGCACGCTCTACATCCACGAGGATCTGGCTGCGGTGATGAACGACGCTACGCATAGCACCGAGCTGGTGACTGACGATGCGCCGCGCTGATGGCTTCGTGGCCGCTCTCCGGTCGGCAGGTTTGCTTGTCGCATCTGTTGTTGCCGATGGTCGTCTCCGGCGCGTACGCGCCGAAGGCGACGGCAGCGGGCAGCGCAGCGGCTGGTATGTCCTGCATGCTGGTCCGCCGCTGGCCGGCGCCTATGGCAACTGGAAGACCGGCGCGAGCGCGCAATGGCGTGACAGCGAGGGTACCTCGCTATCGGCTGCGGAGTTGGCGGAGATCCGCGAGAAAGCGCGCCGCGCACAGCGGCAACAGCAGGCCGAATGTGCGCGGCGCCACGCAGCAGCACGCGAGGCGGCATTGGCGCAATGGCGGCAGGCGGAGGCGGCCAGCGCGACGCATGCCTATCTGGTCGCCAAAGGCGTGGCCTCCCACGGGCTACGGCAATCAAATGGGCACCTCTTGGTGCCCATGCGCGACGCCGAAGGGCACCTATGGAGCATGCAGACCATCGCGGCCGATGGAAGCAAGCGCTTCCTCGCAGGCGGTCGGAAGCGTGGGCTGTATTACGCCATCGGGCGAGAGGTCTCAGAGGTGGTGTGCATTGCCGAAGGCTATGCCACCGCTGCCAGCATTTACGAGGCGACGGGCTATCCAACCGCTGTGGCCTTCGACGCCGGCAACCTCGAACCTGTAGCGAGGGAGCTACGCAGCAAGTTCCCCGACGCCTTGATTGTGCTGTGCGCGGACGACGACGCGGCGACTGCGTTGTGTCGGGGCATCAACCCTGGCTTAGCCAATGCCCAGCGCGCAGCGCACGCCGTCGGCGGTGTCGTAGCACTGCCACCGCGCTCAGCCGATCACCCCTAAGCGCCTCACCTTTGTGACCCTTCAACCCAAGGCGCAACGCGCCGACGTGGCAATGGAGCCTCGTGCATGAGCAACACCATCAAATCCGTAGACTTCAACGATGCTGCCAAAGCGGTGGGCAAAAAGGCCGTGCGCAGTTCGATCGAGGCGGCCGTGCGCAAGGGCAGTGGGACCAGCAAGGCACGCGCCGATAGCGCTGCCGGAGCTAAGCCGCACTATCGTCTGAGCGATGCCGGCGTGTTCTACGTCGGCGTTAACGAGGGCGGCGAGCAGGCAGAACCGCAATTCATCTGCTCGCCGCTGAAAGTCGAGGCCAAAACTCGCAATAGCCAAAGTGAGGAATGGGGCCGGCTGCTGAGTTGGATCGACGCCGATGGTCATCGCCACCAGTGGGCCGCGCCCGCCGAAATGCTGGTGGGCGGCCCACGCGAGTTCGTCCGACAGTTGGCAGCCGGTGGTGTGGAGATGTCCGCGCACCGCAGCACGATGCAGCGACTGCTTGCGTACATCATCCAAGAGCGCATCGATGCACGTGCCCGCAACGTGGCCGTGCCGGGCTGGCATGACAGCAGCTATGTGCTGCCCAGTGGTGAGAGCTACGGTGCCGGCGAGGAGTTGCTGGTTTACCAGCACAGCGGCGGCCTGCAGCATCACTACGCAGCAGTCGGCACGCTGGACGATTGGAAACGTGAAGTAGCAGCACGCTGCGCCGGTAATTCGCGGCTGGTGCTGGCGGTGGCGACGATGTTTGCCGGCCCGCTGCTGCGCTTCACTGGCGCCACCGGCGGCGGCTTCCACATCGTCGGCGGCAGCAGCAGCGGCAAGACCACCGCGCTACGCGTGGCCGCCAGCGTCGTCGGGCCGCCAGAGTACGCCCGCGAATGGCGCAGCACGGCCAATGGGCTGGAAGGCGTGGCGGTGCTGCACAACGATGCGACGCTGATCTTGGACGAGCTGGCGCAGATCGATCCGAAGCAGGCCGGCGATGCGGCGTATCTGCTGGCAAATGGCAACGGCAAGAGCCGCGCGAACCGTGCTGGCGATGCACGCGCGGCGGCACGCTGGCGCATCATGATCCTGTCGGCGGGCGAGGTGGGCTTGGCACAGCACATGGCCGAAGCTGGCAAGCAAGCCAGGGCCGGGCAGGCCGTGCGCCTGGCGGACGTGCCCGCAGAGGCTGAGGCCGGCCACGGCGTCTTTGAGCGGCTGCACGATGCCGGCGACGGCGCAGCCCTCTCCGCACTGCTCAAGGACGCGGCGGCGCGCTCCTACGGCGCTGCGTGGCCGCTATGGATGGAATACCTGACGCGGCTGGACAGCCCTAAGCTCACCGCGCAACTGCGCGAGGCAACAGACCGCTTCCTGGCGACGCACGTGCCGGATAGCGCGTCGGGTGAGGTGCGCCGCGTTGCAGAGCGATTCGCCATCGTCGCATTCGCTGGCGAACTAGCCAGCACCTGCCGGCACCAGCTCACCGGCTGGCAGAAGGGCGAGGCAACCAAAGGCGTGGCGACCTGTTTCCAAGCTTGGCTACAGCGCCGTGGCGGCTCCGGCAGCGCTGACACTGACGCGTTGATGTAGCGGATCCGCGCGTTCTTTGAAGCCCATGGCGAGAGCCGCCTTGAGCGATTCCGCGCAGCGGACGGTCTCCCCGTGCGGGAGCGCGCCGGTTTCCGTCGCTTCGATGAAGTGGGCGTCACCGAATACATGGTGTTGCCCGAAGCGTTCCGTCGCGAATTGTGCGCCGGCCATGACGCGCGCCAAGCCGCGCGTGAACTGATCGCCGCTGGGTGGATCAAGCCCGCCGTCGATGGCAAACCCTCACAGGTCGTGCGCGTGCCCGGCATGGGCGCCGTGCGCCTATACATCTTCGACTCGCGCAAGGTGCATGACGGCTCGTTGTGAGCTGCGTGCAGGGCGTGTCATCACCTTGGCCGCCGTCGTGCGTGAGTGCATGCGGCTGCCGAACAACTGGAGTGGTACCCAATGAGTAATAGCGACAAATCCATCCCTAACACGAATGGCGCTTCGGAAGAAGCTGTGACGATTGCCGCCGAATCATGCCCGGTGCGTGCGGCATATGACGCTGCAGCACAGGCACTTCATGAAGCGCTGGCACGCAAGAAGGCGCTCGCCGAGCGTGTGGCAACGATGACGCGTGCACGAGAGGCGGCGCAGGCAGAGGCCAACACAGCGCGTCAGCAATGGAGCGGGCTGCTGCGTGAAGCTGATGGCACGCTGACCCGTGACATCCAAAAGCTGCGAGCGGCCGAAACCTCGGCGTTGACGCTAGTCGAGGAATACGCCGCTATGCGTCAGGAGATCGGAATGCAGATCACAGCGATGGAGGTAACCGTCGCAGAGCTTGCCGAGGTGGCCATCGACAAGCGCTCTTCGCTGATCGAACTGTCGTCACGTGAAGCATTCACCGCGATGGTCGAAAACGTAGGCAATGAGGTGGCGCGAGCATTCGTGCTATACAAGCGTGCGGCTACTATCACATCTGGCGGTGCGATGGCTAGCGACAAAGAGGTTCGAGCAGCATTCCTGGAACAGCTGGGCCGGCAGGTGGACAAACGCGTGGCCACTGTCACAGACACGTTAGCTCAATGCGGTGATGTCAAGGCGTTGGAGCTCGTTAGCGTTGATATGGGCCTAGTGTCCAGTCCAATTCGTCGCGCGCAATTGTTGCAAGTCTGCACAACCAGCCCGTGA